GTATACCACTTTGTTTTCGTTGCATTTCATCGCTTTTACGTTTCCCTGTGACTGTTGAAAACGCACCCAGCCACCGAGAAACTGCACGTTGAGATCCAGATATAGATGCTGCATCATCACTTACAACTATTGACAAACCATTGCAAACATCGGGCTTGTTCTCTTTCTCGGGAAATTGAATTAGGAATGCCTCTATACTTATAGCTGGGATGTCTGGTGCTTCGTCTAATAATCGATCGTACTCCTCCCGAGATTTCATAAGGAAATCTACCACTTCTGACCGATGCTTAACATCGAGTGATATTTCCATATCGATAGATCTATAGAACTTAGACCACTGCACACACATAACTGAGTGTGACTCAGATAGAGGTAGAGACTGACTGAATTTTGAGATACTCGTCAAAATCCCCCCCAAAACATTCATGAAAGCAAAGAAATATTGGATTATCATTATGTTATTCTTAGTCTCTGGTGACACATCTTCATTCCCACTCGGATTTAAAACGGCAAAACCACCGACACCTGTTATACTCGCTATGACTATACTAGGATAAGACAACCAATCATTCTGTTTCTTGTAAAATAGGCGTGCGTGATTATGCAACCAGCGGTATCCAGCCGCCTTTTCAGCCCATTTTATAAGCAACTTTTCTTGTTTTTCGCACCATCCATCACAATGATCGATGGTGTTACTCATAACTTGTATTACACTGATATATTTTTCGCACATTCCCTGGCAAGTTTATCAGCTTCTTCATTTTTGGGGTTTCCATTGTGAGCCTTTACCCACTTCCATTCAATCATGAGGAAATAATCCCTTAATTCGTCTAGTTTAACCCATAATTCTTTATTCTTCACGTTTCCACCATTGGCAGTTTTCCATCCATTTTTCTTCCAATTGTGAATCCATGAAGTTATTCCCTGTTTTACGTAATTACTATCGGTACAAATACGTACATTTTTTTCGTTTATCATTTTAAGCTTTTCTAAAGCTTTTATAACGGCTGTCATTTCCATTGCATTATTTGTTGAATTGCGTTTTGAACCAAACAATTTAAAAGTATCACTGACCACACCCCAACCGCCAGGTCCAGGATTTCCAAGGCAACTTCCATCGGTGTAAACTTCATACATACTTACTTATCGTCTTTATTTTTTATATCCTTGTAATCGGATGCCTTCTTCGGAGTTTTACAAATCGTATCACCACAATGGTCTCTATTTTGATAAACCGAGTTAATAGAGGTTGAAATTTCGTTACATGTTTTAAGACTCCATCGACCCAATAAGGGTTTATCCGTTTTTAAAAAGATATCAAAAAAGCGTCTTATCATTATCCATTATAAGAGGCTTATATTTAAGTAAATAAAGAGTTGGATTGACATTATTTAAATGAAAGTAGAGATCTCAAATGCAGATCTTATTGATCGAATCACAATATTAGAACTGAAAATGGAATTTCTAAGAGGAGATGAAATTTTAAGAGAACTTCAAAAAGAATATGACCTTCTTACACAACATGATATAGATACTCCTCATAAAGAAGAACTCAAAAATATAAATAGAGGAATTTGGGAATTTCGAGATATGAATCGTTTGTTACACAGTAATGAATGTTACAATCAAACATTTGTCGTTAACGCGAGAAGAATTATAGAACTAAATAACGAAAGAGTAAAAATTAAACATCTTATTAATTCTGAAACTAATTCTTACATCATGAACCAAAAGGGTTATAATACACCTATATCTACACCATCTCCATCTTATAATTCATTTGGCTCTCTCACAAATCAATTATTTTTGTAGACTCACTTTGATAAGGTGATCTATTTTGTCAAGTCTACGATTCGTCTTTTCAATAAGCTTTTTGATTTTAGTCCTTTCTTCTCTTATGTATCTCGGAAAGTCCCAACCACCTATCGACTTTGTAAGAGAAATATCATCAATACCTGTATAGATATGATCCAAGTACTCCCTAAATCTCAAGATAAACATCCGTATGTACTGTTCTTCAAAGATGGTGATAAATTTTTTGAAACGTAATCCCAATGACGGTGGTTCAATGTTATCACAGTTATTGTAGAAAACGTATGTCAATGGTATGTCACCAAAACGTTTACGAAACTTGTTCTCCTCCACACTGTTTATACCATATGAAGCACACAAAATATTATCAAGATGACCTTTGAAATCAATAAAAATATTATGCATGTCCATGCTTTTGGAAAATTTTGCAGATTTTCCAAAAGCCTGTTGAACGTTTCTGAAACAGTGATAACTTAATGTAGATAAATTACACGTCTCCTTTCCAAGGGTATACCAGAATAGATCTGGGTCATCTTTGTAAGTTAAAAACTTATTTGTAAAACTGAGAATGTGGTCAGCCACATCTTGGTTTAGAGGAAGTTCGTGAACGACCTCGTGAAGTGAAGTATCTCGAATTAATGAATCGGGTATAGACATTTTGAGTTGTCATTCATTAATGAGGGGGTTAACTTAGGCTATTGTTTTACTATAATTATAAATATTCTACTTTCGTACCTTTTGGGAACTTGGTGGGCGAGACCTTCTTCTTGGGAGGAGAGATCTTCTTCTTGGGAGGAGAGATCTTCTTCTTGGGAGGAGAAGGCTTTCGGATAGGGGCGGGTCGAGGCCGCACAGCTCGTTTCTTAGCCGATATTGTCCGTTTAATTAATTGGTCGACATTGAGAACATTAGTTGTAGCTATTTTGTTACTAAGCTCTTTGACGTCGTTATTTATGGATGGTTTATATTTGTTTATCCATACGGTGCCGTACGCATTTGTAATTTTTTTACGAAGATTCTGCATTGGTTTGTATTGTTCAATCATCCTACATAACTGGGGTACAGTTTCCTTATTTGTGCGTTTGATTTTTAGTGCATCGACAATCTGTTTCAGTTTTTCCTTTCTATACGTTTTGCATATACGATTACTCAACCGGAAGGTATTATTCTTACCAGTTACCTTCATATTTGAATTACCAACCTTGATGGAGTTGACAACTGGATTAACACGCTGAATCATAGAAATCATTTTACAAATCTCAGCAACTGTGTTTCTTTTACTAACACCTACAATACCCATATCCCGAGCAGCCTTTATAACAACCTCCTTGGGCAGACGCCTGCATAAAATACCATTGATTTTCAACTCTTGCTTATTAGTCATAGCTACGTTATATTTCTTAACCGGGGGTGTGGAAGGAGTTGTCTTACGCTTAGATGTTTTCTTTGGAATCTTGTAACAACAATCAAAACCCTGTGGGTTTTTACGTGCAGCAAATCCCTTCTTGCATGGAGGAACACGTAATTTGGGGCATGTCGACTTTTTACCTTTTACTGCACGTTTAACAGGTTTATATAAAAGACCTGTTGAGAGGAACTCACCACCCTTATTGAACTTTTTCATGAGTTGTGTACCCTTCTCATAGGCATCAATGAGATCATCTGGGTTGGAAATACCAAGAATTTGGACTATACCATTTTCAGTGAGGTTATAGTTGAATCCTTTGTAGTCTATGTAGACTATAGGAGAAAGCTCTGGTTCATAACTAGAAGTTGGTTCGATTCCATATTGAGCAACAGCTAAGGGAGATACTATGCGTTTCATGCTACGAACTTTTGCGTTTACTTTGAACTGACCACTAATATTATTGTAAAACGCGGGATTGTAGAGGAAAGACTGACCATCGGTATAATTATCTACGATGTACTTTTTAATGGCATCAGGTTGTTTGGTTATATTCTTAATACCAAAAAATCCACCAGAATACCTAATTTTACCATTTCTGTAGACAGTGAAACTAATACCCTTTTCCTCAGTGGAATTGAACATACGAGCCTTGAAATCAACCGCGGAGAATTGAATTCTATCTATATTACCCTGTGATCCTTGTGCACTCTTTCTGAAACCAGTTTGAAATCTTCCATAAAGACCGCGTATTTCAGTTACTTGAATATTTATATCCCCAACAAGAGTCCCTGCTGGACGCACGGGTTTTCTCAAGATCTTTTTGAGATCTAATCGAGCTTCCTTGTCAAAGTTTTTATTGACGGTTACATTGAACATACCCGGTTTTAACGCGTCTATAACAAAGTCTTCTTCGTTTAAGAACTGTGCAAAATTACCATACTCTGAAGTATTCTTTTCCTTCAAGTACTTGTTGAGTTTATTAGATTCAACCTCCATAACACTTTCAAGTTCACGGGCAAAGTTATTATTGTTACTGTTACTGTTACTGTTACTGTTACTGTCGGTTCTAATTTCAACATTTGAATTTTTTACGAATCGTCGCATACCCTGGACGTCCATGTTACTATACAAGTGGATTTTTTTTAGTAACCGTTTCTGAGTATATCTTCATTGTCATCGACCACATCGACACCGTAGAACACCGGTTGTTTTCTGTATGAGCGACCCTTATAGGTCACAGCCTCTTCGCGTACATCTACCCCATAAGAGCTGAAAGGACCCGCATATGTATCCGGATTGAATCTCGGCTTTCCAAGATTGAGTGTCTGTGTGCAGTGAATAGTGTACGCTGGAGTAAACACCTGCTGTGGCACGAAAAGATTTGTTCCCCGATCTACTGCACTGCTCTCGAGGAAGTTTGTCAGTGAGCTTGTAACCATTGCAACCTGTTTTTGGATCTTCTTGAAATAAGCTGGTACAACTGCCCATGCATCCTTGTCTGCATACTTCTGTCCATATTCAATGTATGCACGAATACACTTCATGAGAATCGCTGGAATTTCACCCGCCAATTTATTATTGAGGTGAGGGTCAGCATCTTTATCCTTTACCTGTTTAGGGAAGTCAAATACCAATAAACGTCGAAGAATAGAACCGGATGCATCTTTGTAGTCAGGGAGTTCGTTACCAGCCATACAACCCGGTGTAGTCCACTTGATAGACTTAGCCTTCTCATGCTTTACTGCCACACTCACATCTTCTCCACTAATAATCGACTGAAGCTCTGCCTGATTAAGACTCATGTTAGACTTACACTCTGGAGCAATAAACATAAATCCATCGTAAATCGCCGAAAGACCGAATTGTTTCTCAGAGTTGGAGCTTAGTGTTTTAACATCTTCAGCTTCATAAAATTTCTGGAAAACATTTGTTAAAAGAGTACTCTTCCCCGTTCTCGCAACACCCTTACAATACATAGCAATCTGCCAACCATCAAGATCACCAACATCGTAACAGAGGCGACCACTCATAACATACATCCACCTAGCTACGTTTTTATCAAAACCTTGGTAGTCAAGGATACTTTGAAAATAAGGTGTAGGGATGTCCCACCAGTCCTCTATGTGTTCATATGCCTCAAACACTTGATCGAAATACTTACAGCTTACAATAGTTGGATCGAGACATTGATATTCTTTACTATCGTAACTATAAAATTTAGACCTGTACTTACCAGTTGTAGGTATATACTCCTTACCTATTAAGAGTCCATTTTTAAAACTCCATACATGCCTATTCTTTACTATTTCAGGAAACTGGATATCATAGCACTTTGATACATGACGAATGACGTCACTTATAGTTGAACCTCGGGAAGTAAGGTTCTCCCAGTTTGTACGATTCGTTTCCTTTTGAGAAAACATATAGAGTTCAGCTTCAATAGTTCTCACTGGTTTCCATGCACGTGTAGTGTAACCTTCAGATGTAACAATTTGTGTACAGCAGTATCCCTTGTAACGTCTAATATTATTGATGTACGTATGATTCAGGAAAGATGTGAGTGATTGCTGGTACGGTGAAAGTGTGTCAATCTGTGATGTATTACATCGGAAAAGTGATGGATCAGATTCAGGTGCGATCAAGATCTTAGTGGGTTTGTTGATTCTGTCGTAAATACGTGTGTCTCGATGAACGATTTGGAAAGCATCATCGATTTGTTCAATCACTCTATTAATACGTGAGGCAACATTCAATCCATCGTCGTCGGGTTCGTACTTATCGATCTCCAATGCAACTGCACGATGATAAATTTGCCCCATCTGTGTAATAAATCTCATGTGTGTTGTCGACACTTTCTCCAGGTCAACTGAAAACGGTTTACCAGTATTCAAATTAATTTCATCTGCCCTGAAAAACTTGCGATAACCAAGTTCAAAAGATACTCGTGTATTATTCTTAGTCTGTAGTCCCCAGTTCTTTTCTTCATCTTCAATGACATTTAATAATTGTTCACTATCCAATGTTTGGATCTGATTTTTTATAATTTCCATATTCGATTGATGTTGATCAGCATCTTCGGATATGAAGTGTGTTTCCATCCCTTAATTTACTAATAAAAGGCAGTTATTTTTAAGCCGATAATTTTCCAAGGATCTTTATAAGTATTTTATTTTGGGTTTGAACTTGCTGTACAAGTGCTACCAGGGCACTACATACAGTATCACCATCTGGGGTTGTGAGAATATCAAAAAGGTCGATACCGGGTTCATCATCCTCCATGAAAATTTCATCTTCTTCTTCTGGGAGGATCTCACCTTCCTCAATTTCAGGTTCTTGGTCACTCGACATTTGAGGTATACCAAGAAAAGACCAATGTCTATTTTTCGCATGTGCGGTATCAGGCCAAATTAAAATGTTGCTATATATTACAAACAACTCTCAAAATGGCCGGTGGTCTTATGCAATTGGTCGCCTACGGCGCACAGGATGTCTATCTGACTGGTAACCCCAAGGTTACTTTTTTCCAGGCTGTCTACAAGCGTCACACTAACTTCGCGATGGAGAACATCGAACAAACTACCAACGGTAACCCTTCCAACAACGGTCGCATCTCCGTGACTGTTGCCCGTAACGGTGACCTCATCGGCGACATGTATGTCGAGCTTTCTTCTTCGACCGTTGCCAACCCCCTCGCCACCGGTTCCGGTGCCGCGGATGACTGCAACTGGGTCGCTGAGCGCGCAATTAAAACTGCCGAATTATCAATCGGTGGCCAGCGAATTGACAAGCACTACCAGCGTTGGTGGCGCATGTACTCCGAGCTTTACCTCGACGAGTCTAAGAAGGCTAACTGGGGTAAGCTCACCTCCGGTAAGGGTCAGGTCTTCCTCCCCCTTATTTTCTTCTTTAACCGCAATCCTGGACTTTACCTCCCACTAATTGCTCTGCAGTACCACGAGGTCCGCGTCGATTTCGATTTAACTGACGAGTTTGAGACCTATTTCAATACAAACAACTTCAAGGTTTGGGGTAACTACGTGTACCTCGACACTGAGGAGCGTCGTCGTTTTGCGCAGAAAGGACACGAGTATTTGATCGAGCAGGTTCAGCACACTGGTGTTGATGCCCTCACCGTCGGTCAGACCAAGCAGGTCCGCCTCTCTTACAACCACCCTATCAAGGAGCTGGTGTTTGCCGCGTCTGCCGCGGACTCCAAGCGTTCCAAGCTTTGGAACTTCACCTCCAACGTCGGTGACACTGATGTGCAGATCGAATCCAACCCCGTCGTCGCGAACGCGGCCTCCAACTGCTTCGTGCCCCTCACCCACGCGGCCGGTGTTCCCCTCTACACCACTGGGCCTGCTGATGCTCCCTCCCTCCGCCTCATTGAGGAGGGTGCCTCCGCCGATGGTGCTGTTGGCCCCATTGAGAACTTCAAGCTTGTGCTTAACGGCCAGGACAGGTTCAAGGAGCAGACTGGCAAGTACTTCAACTCCGTGCAGCCCTTCAACCACCACTCTGGTTGCCCCATGCCCGGTATTTACGCGTACTCCTTCGCCCTTAAGCCCGAGGAGCACCAGCCTACCGGTACATGCAACTTCTCCCGCATCGACAACGCCCAGGTTGCCATCAAGGTTAAGGCGGGTATGGATGCCAATGCCGCGACCTCCCTCAACATGTTCGCGACTAACTACAACGTCCTCCGCATCCAGTCGGGTATGGGTGGTCTCGCCTTCTCTAACTAAATACTCATACGAAGTATTTTAATAAATAGTATTACAATTCATATTTAAAAATTGTTGTCCGCAACTTTTAAAAATGAAAATAGTAATTAAAGTTTACGTGAGTAAACTATAAAATGGTGGTTCGGGAACAAGTTATTAAACGTCTGAATTTAGGAATATCCAAGTATGGTCATGGTGTACGTGTTATGGATGATACGGTAACATGGGGAACGAAAAAGAATTCATGGCTTGAAATGGCATCAGAGGAACTTCTTGATGCTATAGTCTACGTAATTGCAGATTATTTACGAACAGTTGAACAGATGTATGATGAAGACGCCAAAGACGATAACGATCTCATCATGCATATTTTTGATAACCCTAAGACTGTCAGGAGTGAAAAGCATTGTTCATTGTTAGAAGGGTTAATTAACATGACACAAATTTGTTTATGATTTTACTGGGTTCAGATACTTGTTTGAGATGAAAGGTGTGGTAGGAAAAGTCATACCCCAAAAAGTAATCCTTAATTTGTTGGGACATGCTCGTAGCTTCACCCAGCCTGGGAATACCTGTACACACAGACACCTTTTCGAGTTCAAGTAAATAATCTTCCATGATGACGAAGCGTCTAAGGTTTTCGTCAGACATGCCACGCTCTTTCATGAGTTTATACATAGCAGCTGATGCACCATCAGACATATGGAAATTTTTAGACCCTGATACTTGTTCTGTTGGAGAATTAAAAAAGGCATACATGAGAATACCTCCAATGATGAGTGGTATCATTTAGTATATATCAAGATAATCATCAGAAACCTACTGTGGCGACCTTCTGGGCGTTGTATGCACTCCCTCCAACCTTGACACCAGCACTGCCACCCTGACCTTGTTCCTTCGCCGCCCCTCCGCCGCCTCCTTCTCCGCGATTTCCCCCGTAGGTCGGGCCTCGGGCATCACCGCGACGGGTGTTTGGGGTACAAGTACGATACGAACCGTGGTTGCCGTTTCTCGCCACCCCAGGTGAGCCACCCTGTCCATTGACGGCGGGACCTATGACGGTGATGCTGCCATTTTCGCCAAAATCTCCACCCTTTCCTCCGGACCCTCCCCATCCACCATTTCCTCCTGCACCACCGTTGCCACCTGAAGCTCCATTAGCACCTATACATGTTTGAGTAGCCGGATGGTGACCGAGTACACTGATCGATATTGAAGAATCTTTCGAGACTCCACCGCCGCCGCCGCCCCCATTCGTCCATCCGCTGGCCGAGTAGCCACTTTGTGCGGTGGGTGTCGACGGGCTCACCTCGACCAAGCCATTATAATACGCACCCCGCGTTCCGGTACTACCCGTTTTCCCGTTTCCACCCTTTCCTCCGGACCCCCCGGACCCTCCGTTCTCACCTTTCATCTCGGTAGTCCATCCATACCATGGCGGCGCAGAATAATGACCAAAGCCCCCCGAGGCCCATCGATATATCCTATTCGTGACACTGATGTACCCCCCTGGCGTCGACTGGTTGTACGTCGATAGGTAGCTGGCTGAGTATTCCCTTATTATGGGGTTCACACCGGAGGACGCGGTCGTGGGTGACAGCCTCGTACCACTAATATATGAGGGTGTGAACGAGAAGTAGCCCCAACCACTATCATATTGAAGCGTTGTGCCGAGTGAATGACCCACCGGAGTGGCCCAAGATGTGCCGAATGTCTGGATCTGGGTCCTCCAGTACTTTGCGTACCCCGATTGGGTTGACTCCTGGGTTTTCCACTGCGCTGCGTCGTAGTGTGTGTCACCGGATCCGAAAGTAAATTCATAACCACCTTGACCATACCCCCCACCTCCTCCCCCACCCCCACTTCCTCCACCACCTCCTCCTCCACCACCTCCTCCTCCCCCACCTCCGGGCTTTAACTGACCATTGGTCTCGTTAAATAAATATACTGATTGCGTAGCGGTCCGACCGTTGGTCTCCGCCGACACTGGAGCATTTAAAATTTGAACACAATTACCTCCGTTTCTTCCTACAAACCCATCGAGCCCTTCACCTCCATTGGTACCGTTGCCACCGTTACCTGCGTTTGACGGGGTCAAAAAGACTGCTCCAGCCCCACTAGTCCCCCGGGTCGCCTGCCCTGCACCACCTGCTCCACCTGCTCCTCCGTTACCTCCACTACCATATATAATGCTTTTGTTGTGAACAATTAAAATTACATCGTCGTCGTCAAAATCTACTTTTATTGCACCGTGTTCACCATCTCCGTCGTTGGTGCCTCCGACGATCGTGGTGTTATTATATACTATGTGCTCTATAACTGCTCTTACCATTTTTTTACGGGTCGATATACTCCCTGTCGCAAGCGGGGACCAAGGGCCGCGAGCTCCGGTCGTACGTTCTACGAATTCTTTACCTGCACTGTGAAAAATTGATAATCTTAATCCATTGGACAGATCGGCGGGTATCGCTTGATTTTGGTTGGCCTCTCCGTATTCCGATATAGGATTATGAGCATTCAATTCAAGGACATTCGGAACATAAGTTCCGCCGAGCACATATTCACTCAAACGTACAGATTGGCCCCCTGTAGGTCCACCGTACATAGCTCTTATATGCGAAAATCTCAATTTTGCACAACCTGATGCACTTCCATTGGCTTGACCAGCGTGTGCAGGAGGAAGTAAAAAATGAGTAGTTGTAGCCCAAGACATTCTAAATTAACCTGATAAATAAAATTTTAGTAATTAAACGTCGTTTCTGCTGTATTGTCTTTATCAATACTGGTTACACCACCTACACCCAGTGGTGAAGTGTGTTCGACATGTATACCATATGTACCGTTACTGATAAGGCCTGTTGAAGGTGTTAAAGTAACAGTTGTATCCGTGGTTGTAATTGTAGAATTCCAATGCTTTGAATTTTCATCACCGGTTATACTTAAGAAACCCTTTCCAATATCCCTGCCAGTTCCACCAGTTACATCGAGATTAAGTACACTGATATTACTTGTGGGTTCTACTAGGTGTGCCGTAATCTTTGCGGAGAACATATGATTTGCAAATACGACATTGATTTCGGGAGTTGTAGAGGCCGTAATGGTACCACTTGAATAACCGTATGTCTTTTTGGTAAGTCCTCCAAGGTTGGTGATGAGACCGTTTGTTACCTTGACAGTATCAGAAGCAATGAGATTGGCTGTGTGAATGGTATCAGAGGCAGTGAGGTTTGTTGTAGCAACATTTGTTGTGTGAATGGTATCGGAGGCAGTGACGTTTGTTGTAGCAATATTTGTTGTGTGAATGGTATCAGAAGCAGTCAGGTTTGTTGTAGCAACATTTGTTGTGTGAAGGGTATCAGAGGCAGTCACGTTTATTGTAGCAACATTTGTTGTGTGAATGGTATCAGAAGAAGTAAGGTTTGTTGTAGCAACATTTGTTGTGTGAAGGGTATCAGAGGCAGTCACGTTTATTGTAGCAACATTAGATGTTGTCACTAAACTAGTAAAGTCACCACTTTCTGCAAAAACGTCTCCAATTATACCAACACCACCAGCGACTTGTAATGCACCAGTTGTTTTAGAGCTACTTGGTGTACTTCCAGATATTATTGCATCATGGGAAACGGTTAAATTGTTTTGTGTAACGAGATTACCGAGTATTTCAACTGTGATTAAGTTAGAGTCATCAAGAATGTGATTATCTGTAAGTGTGTTTTGTGTGTAACCAATCGTGAATGTATGATCATGTGGATCATTTTCAGTTGCTGCTCCATGATGAATCAACCCAATGTTTTTACCGGGGTGTTGCATTACAATACCAACATCAAGTAAGTGACTCGAATTATTATTAGCAATACCGATAATACGGTCCTTGACTACAAATGAATTAGATTCAATAGCTAACGAATTTCCAACGACTGTGACATTTCCACGAATTTCTAGATTAGATGATATTAATATTGTATTGGTTGACTGTGTAATATAGGAATCGGCTAAATATTTACCCGCACCCACATATGGAATTGTATTTTCAGTTAATGCTCCAATAGAAATGTTATTTCCAATATTGGCATCGGAAGTTGTAACAATACTGGACATCGAAAAGGCACCGGTAAGATTACTACCATCACCGTAAAATGTATCCGCATACACATTACCCACGACACCTAAACCTCCGGCAATTTTAGCTGCACCAGTTGTTACCGATGTAGAAGCAGTTGTGTCGGTTACGTTTACAGACTCGGTATTGAGATCTCCATGAATATGTGTTTGACCGGTGAGAAGGTGTTGATCTGGATTAGGTATGACATGTATTCTTCTTTCGTAAACATTTCCTGGAGAAGTACTTCCAGTTGTGATTGGCTTCGTCATAAAATAGAAATAACCGGGTCCTGGGTGTGACGAACCACCCTCTCCTTGGAAAGATGATGCACCTCTCGGAACGGTCCAACGAAACTGTGCTCCAGAATATCCTTGTTCACCGACACGTTTAACACCGAATCCATAAGGAGTTGAGTTATAAGTATAATTATAATCACCAGTTATATCGAAATAGCCTTTGTGAAGACCCGTTGATTGAACTCGGGTACCTACATGAGATATATCAAACACATACGTAAATCCTTCCACAAACGTAAAGTTAAATTCGTCATTCCATGATTGACCATTTACTAACCAGTTACTTCCATCGTATGTAATAACTATAGGGTTTGTTATGGTAATACTTGATGGCGGCGCCGACCCCGCCCCCGCCCCCTTTTGTGTCCCACTTATAGACTGAGATGTCATTTCACCGGCATTTAAATTTTCCATAAAAGCTTCTCCTTCTGTGGTCGCATCATTCTTAGATAAAAATGGTCCAGTGAATTTACCATACGAGTCACCCGCAACAATAACATTCGATGCATATACATTTCCAGAAACTCCTAGACCACCCGTGATTTTAACTGCACCACTGGTTACAGATGTAGATCCGGTTGTATCCGTAACAGTGAGACTATCAATTTCGGCATCTTCAAAGTTTACATGTGTTGCGTGAACATTACCTTGGACTCCTAACCCCCCTACAACAGTTAAAGCACCAGTTGTTTTGGAAGTAGTTGATGTGTCTCCAGACACTGTAACATTTTTAGTTACAGTTAAGTTATTAGAAACATAAACATTTTCAGTAACTGTCAAATCAGTCTTAGCAAAAATCACTCCTTCGGTGGTGAGATTATTAGAAACAAATGCATTTTCAGTAACTGTTAAATCTGTCTTGGCAAATATATTTCCTTCGGTTGTGAGATCCTTGGTGATTGTCAGGTTATTGGATACGTATACATTTTCAGTAATTGTTAAATCCGTGTTGACAAATACATTTCCTTCGGTAGTGAGATCTTTAGTAATCGTTAAGTTGTTAGAAACAAATGCATTTTCAGTCACTGTTAAATCTGTCTTAGCAAATATTTCCCCGTTTACTGTTACATCTTTGGTGACTGTCAAGTTGTTAGAGACAAATGCATTTTCAGTAACCGTTAAATCTGTCTTGGCAAAGACATCACCGTTTACTGTTACATCTTTTGTGACTGTTAAGTTATTGGATACATAAACATTTTCAGTCACTGTTAAATCTGTCTTGGCAAAGACATCACCGTTTACTGTCACGTCTTTTGTTACTGTTAAGTTATTAGATACATAAGCATTTTCAGTAACTGTCACATCTTTTGTTACTGTTAAGTTATTAGATACATAAGCATTTTCAGTAACTGTTACGTCTTTTGTTACTGTTAGGTTATTAGATACATATACATTTTCGGTAACTGTGATGTCATGTGTCACATTTAGATTACCGGAAATAAGGGCTTCACCCTGCACCTGAAAATCAGTTGTAGGTAAAGTAGTATTAATACCCACACGTGAATTTACGGTATCAACATACAAACCATCTGTACCAACGGCTAAATTCGAAGCTATTTTAGCATCACCTATAACATCGAGAGTAGATTGTGGAAATAGTGTGTTAATACCAACACGGTCACTTGTTGCATCAACGTGTAATAGGTTTGTATCCACAGTTAAACTTGAATTTGTATGAAGATGACCATGAACACGGACATCTATAAGTTCCCCGGATGGAACAATTGTAGTACTGTTTGCACTACTATCTGTGTGTGCAATAACAAATTCATCAACAGAGTCGCGATATCCGATAGTGACATTTGAACCTGGACGGTTCATGATAAAACCCACGTCTGATGTGGTATTGCCTTTTCCAATTTCTACAATAGCATCCTTGATTGTTGTATTTTCGGTATCGATTGTTGTTAGTGTACCCCTAACAGCCAAATTTCCTCCTACTAAAAGGTCATCTTGTATATACGAATCACCTCGAATAGTAACAACGTTGGATCCTGTTTCATCTACAGAGAATTTAGATCCAACGTCTAGTGTATGAATAGGTTCCAAATTCGAAATACCTATATTACCTGTTGTAACTAACGCATTATCCGCTTCGTACACAATAGTTGATGTAATTACGTTACCTAAATTTGCATAGAAATCGATTTCACGACCCTGTACACCTTGGGCGTTAATATTGGAATCAACAATTTCACCCGTTGTTGCATCGAGACCCATCAAAGTAACAACTACACCTTCATCTCTTCGAACAGGTTGCATAAAAAGACCTGCATGATCTGCATTTATTGGGGTGTCAGAAGCATTAATCACAATCGTGTTTTCGGCCTGGTCGTCGTTATGCCAACGACCAAATCTCACCTTGGTGCCGCGATCAATAGTGCTTAAATTCTTCACCATTTAATATATCTTAGCATTTTAATTGGCATAGAGCAAACCGGCAACCCCGTTGGAGATTTTGAGGATATTATAGTTCACTGCGTATATCGGGTCGGTTATAGGCATCGTTTCACTGAATATTTTCGCATCATCTAATCGACTGAAATTTAGAGTTCCTGTAGGTTGCATAAGACTTGTTGTAAGACAGAAGCAGAATAAGAAGAAGTCTGGGGATGTAACGAAATTAGTGTGGTAATAATTCATCACTTCTATAAAGTGTGGTCGGGCCCATTTATATCCATCAATGTCTACACCATTTATGGTTACTTTAACTTTATTATTATAAGAAGTCAATGCACTATAATTACTTGTATTGCTTGATGCAATATATTTGACGGGGTGGTTAAAATGAAGCTCTTGTATATTTTCATTACTTGGAATATTTTTTTGAACCTGGAATATCAACATTTCTATATCTCGACTAGCGAAAGTTCCACGTTCTTCGTTATCTAAGTAGTAGTAATTACTATGTGCGGACCACTGATAATTACCGGCGTCAGGTCCCCAATGTATTCGTAGCTCCACATTGTGATAATTTAAAGCTACAAGTGGTAAAGCCATTTGAGGAGATTCACAAAAAAAGTGACGGAGTGGATAGAAGTATGATCGTGCACTTACACCTGGGTGAGTACCATTAGAACTTTTACTAACGTTATTAGCAAATGTATCAATAGCAATTTTTTCTGTAAATACTGAGTCTATAGTGTCTACAATTTGCCCCCCAATTAATAATTCACAATAATCGATGAGACGTGTCCAATCTGGATGATCTAGGGATGCGTTATTATCATCAATAGTGAAATATGTATAACCAAGAAGGTCACCTGTTTTTTCGAAACGGATAGTTGACATGGAACCACCATTCACAGCCCCCTGTATCAATTGTTTTTCGACGGTCTGTGAAAAGTTTGAATGTCTTTTAAACGTCGAACTGAAAAAAGAAATTTCAGGCTTTCCCATAATATGTTCATCTTGAGAACCAATAGCGATAAGTTTCACTATACCGGATGACATAGTTACAATAAGGAAAGGTTTATTTTAAGTTCGACTTTTTGCATACAAAACGAAGTACGAGAAAGTTATTACCTGCGGAAGAGGGATTTTTAATAGTGTTACCATCCTCATCACGAATACGAATTGTGAGACGATCAAGTTTGGCGAGGGGATCTAAGAATTGTTGGGCAACCATGTAATTATCTTTGAAGGATATCACCTGATCTCCAGAAGTAGCCGCTGTTTCACTTACGATACTGGCAAAGGAGTTTCGTAAAACGGATAATCCTGGTTGAGAAGAAGTAGAAAGAGGAGGGTCTTTCGTTGCTCTATCTGCAAAATTACTGTCGAGTTCATCTATCGAGATATAACAATGTTCTGTGCTATGAAGTGTCTTAATACGAGCACCTAAAAGGCGAGCTTGTACAACATTACGAAGAGGTGTATTCAGGTACACTGTAAATGTATTAGCACTCGACTGACCTATGGTATCAACAGTAATAGTGTGGTACTCATTATCAAAATCGGGAACATCTAATCTAACAGCGGTGACTGTAGTCATTTACAGTACACTTAGATTAAAGATCCACCGATTCCGTCAACAATTGCATAATTGGCCTGATCCCTCACGACTTGTTCAGACCCGCAGAGACCACCGGGGGTGAGGGCCTTAGTGTAAGTGCTACCATCGACACGACCTGGGGTACACTTTATATTGTGTTCAAGTTCATGAATCGATTGCTCATTAACGGGTTCGATTTCAATGGGCCTGGGTTGGTAGCAGCTCAACACAGTACGGCGAACAAGGAAGCCTATGGCAACTACACTGAGGATTACCAAAAGGGTATTACGGTTAAATTTCATTTAATAGTAACTAACATTTTTTATGAAGTGCGTTAAAGATAGTACTTTAGTTTCATTATAAAGAGTAGATGGACGAAGAGATTATCCTAGATAGGGGGGATACCGAAATCCTTAAATTAGACGAAAATGAACAGGCTTTAATGGATGAGATTCAGATTGCCCCACCTTCTCGACCCAGGCCCAGGCCCAGGCCTATGGTTTCATCCAGACCTCCCCAAATGAATCATCAGGAAGAAATTGACGCGTTCGCTAACCCTACAAAACAATCAGCCCCGCCTAAGCCACCTGCTGAAGAAATAGATTATGGTGACTACGACGACTTTCAAGATGGAGATGCTGATATGGGAATGGGTGGAGGTGGAGGTGGTGGATACACTGAAGAACAACCATCTAAAGGATATGCATCAGTTGACGAAGAGAAGGCGGATTTATTGAATAAACTTGCACGTCTTGAGAAGAAGGGTGTAAACACCAACAAGCGTCTCAACATGTATTCCGGTGTTGACGAGATTCGCACGGAAGTTAAGCGTATCACATATGGAATAGAAGTTGATCAGTCTGTTCGTTTCAGTCGTCGCATGTTAGTTGCATGTGTAACCGGTTTAGAGTTCTTAAATAAGCGTTATAACCCTTTCGAGATTCAGCTTGAAGGTTGGTCTGAAAACGTAATGGAGTCAGTGGAGGACTATGATACTGTATTCGAAGAGTTATACGTGAAGTATAGGAACAAGGTGAATGTCGCCCCTGAGGTGAAATTGATAATGATGCTTGGTGGTTCAGCGATGATGTTTCATCTTACAAATTCTATGTTCAAGGCGGCTATACCCAATGTTAATGACGTATTGAAGCAGAACCCCGACCTTGTTAAGAATATGATGTCAGCGGTACAAAATACAGCTGCTCAGTCTCAGGGACAGACTTCTACGGGTAATCAAGATGGATCCTATGAGATGCAGGGACCCGGTGTAGACATTTCGAGTCTTATGGGTGGAATTATGATGCCTCCTCCTCCCCCTATGAACACCAAACCACTCGAGAGCGTTCGTGAAGATCCTCCTATGATTGATGACGATGACAATGTATCTGACATTGTTTCTATTTCGGGTGAATCTACTGGTGGTGAAGTGAAGGAAGTAAATGTTGCAGGAAGCTCTAGTAAAAAAAGGAGAAAGAAGAAGACAGAAATTAATCTGTAGACATAATATAAATGATAGGCTACTGTCCAATTGAGGAGGAGCCCATCACTCCTCCAGCCCAGAGACGGGTTGCGGTCCCTCAGAAGAAACCGATGACAGCGGAAGATACGGAGTGCAACTATGTAGTTATGTTCTTCATTGTTGGTGTGTTAACGCTTGCATTGATGGACACTTTAGATCGTTAATTATTCACTTTTGCCATACTTATCTATAAGGATGGGAAAATTGAAATGTTTATTTAACCTTTTCGGATAATTCTTTGACGGCTTCAATGAGAAGACCTATAAGACCGTGATATGACACGGCGTAGTAACCATCATCTTTGGTAGTGACGGATTCTGGAAGGACCTTTAATAATTCTTGAGCAATAACACCCGCAGATTCTTTTTCGTTAATTGTATATGTGTAACCTGAAAGTTCTTTTACTTTATCGAGAGCTTTGGGAATTTTGTTAATATCACTCTTTAGACGTTCATCCGACGTGAGAATAAAATCACTGGCTGTAATATCACCAACAAAATTGAATGAGTTAGTATCGGAATGAAAAATTGGACACTTCAACGAATCATCTAAGACACCTTTACCCTCGTTACTAATACTAGCTGTCGTATCTCCCAGAGCGTTCTGTGCCTTGATAATACCCCTTACACCAAATTCGCTATCGGTTTCCCCGGCACCAACTGTCAATTTACATCTGTCAGATCCATTATTTTTCCAATGTGTAGTACCATCAATAGTAAGCTCATTATTGATTTTCATCGCACCAGCAAATGAAGACGTTCCATCTTGTAATACAGTGGTATTTTGAATAAAGCTTGAAGGAGTTCCTGTACCAATTCGCAATCCACCGGCTCCAGCGTTTATTATATCAACGTAAGTATCACAATTAATGTTATTGACAGTCATTAGACCTGAAAACGAAGAGGTGCCATTATGAGTTAAACTTATATTATCAATTGTACCATCATTCATTATAAAACTTTCCCCGGTCTGTGTGACGATACTATCAAGTGTCATATCACCACCAAATGAGGTGGTACCATCAAACCTAACAGGACCAGCAAAAGATGATTCAGTTGACGAAACACTTAAACCACCGTCTAAAAGTGTGCGACCGGCTACTTTTAATGCTGGTTTAATAGACGTAGTATCTCCCGCCGCATTTATATACACATTACTATGAAATGAACCAGTTCCATCTTGTAATATATATGCTTTTTCTGAACTACTACTATCATTATAAATTCTTAATCCACCGGCTGTAGTATGTTTTATATCGACGTAATTATCACAATTAATGTTATTGACTGTCATTGCACCCGAAAACGAAGAGGTGCCATTATGAGTTAAACTTATCTTGTCACTTGTACCATCATTCATGATAAAACTTTCTCCGGTCTGTGTGACATTACTACTAATTGTCATATCACCACCAAATGAAGAAGTACCCGTGGTTTCGAGATTGTTATTGAGTGTCATAGCTCCTCCAAACGTCGATGTATTAACCACGTCTAGTGTTCCATCTACATCAACGTCACTGACAAAATCAGCTGTACCGTCATTTCGAAGAATAATCTTCTGTGCAGAACCATACTTCATTATAAAACTTTCTCCGGTCTGTGTGACATTACTACTAATTGTCATATCACCACCAAATGAAGAAGTACCCGTGGTTTCGAGATTGTCATTGAGTGTCATAGCTCCTCCAAACGTCGATGTATTAACCACGTCTAGTGTTCCGTTAATGTCTATGTCGCCTCCAAAAGAACCATTACCATTGGGTCTGAATAAAATGGTATCATTAGCAATACTCACATTTGTTGAAATATGAACATTCGAGTCCACTAGTTTCACCAATGATGTGCGAGTTATTTCACAGGCTCCTGTGGCACTGGAAAGGACATTAGCACCCATCATACAGATAATATTACTATTATCCTCTTGTATAGGACCAATAACAAGTGTACTACTTCTGGTTGCGTTCAGTGCAATTCCTGTGGCGTTTATAACAATAGATTTCTCTCTTTGGCCACGCTCTATCGAATCGTTGTTGTAATTTGCTAAACCACCTAAACCTATAGAATTATTACCCGCGAAGTTGCCTGATTGCTGTCCAATTGACAGGGCGGAGTTTTGTGCGGACGCTCCCGCAAACCTACCAATTCGTACACTGGAAGTAGTTACACGATTCTTCAAATCAGTTACATCATTCCCTAAAGTAACAATACTACCGAAGTTTGTGACCGCTTCAATATCTGTTTGGAGAGATGTTATGTTAGAAAAATCAGCTGTTTGCTTTACTTGCAAAATTGAAACATTTGAAAATGTTCCATCTACATTAACAGCGTTTGCTGCTAGGTCAGTAAATAATGTATCAATACGAGTAACATTGGCATATAGATCATCTTGTAAAATTGAAACATTTGAAAATGTTCCATCTACATTAACAGCGTTTGCTGCTAGGTCAGTAAATAATGTATCAATACGAGTAACGTTACTGTCAAGATCAGTTTCTATTATTCCCACGAGTGGAGCATATGGGTTTGACCCAGGGGTGCTAAAGCTTGACATAAACTGTTGTACAGCTAAAACATTACTTTGTACATCACTTATATTCGAAAAATTATTGGAACTGAGAACTTCAAGATTAGAAGTCCTTGTAAAAAGTTGTTTCGTGTCACCGACGTCTACTGATGTGGCACCCTTTGCAACTACGGTACGTTCGCCATTGTCATCGAGAACGTTAAAGACAATTTCTCGAACTTGAGGTGTTTTACCAACCATGGTTTACTACTTTAGTTTCCGAATAAAATTCCGGCCATTCCGTCCTGGACACGCAACACGTTGAAATTTACTGCATAAATTCGTATATCCTCCCCGGTTCTTAGTGTACCGAGTTTTATATCTCTCAATTGAAGGTTGGCATTGTCAAGCCTGCTGAAATTGCATGTTCCTGTAGATTTATAGTCGGATGCGTTTGTACAAAAGTGATAGGCATAATATCTTGTATAAAATGGTGTGTTATAAACTTCATTAAAACCGGAAACTCCGTATTCTGATTTATAATAATTTTGTACCGAGTGGAAATATGTTGGTGACATACCCTCTAGTAAATGTGTACCATTGAGAAGTATATCGGCTGTATCAAATGTAAAACGATCTTCTATGACGTTACTGGATTTTGTTGGTATACCAAAAAATAAAGACTTGACCGGGTGATTAAATGTTGATAAATCATAGTCGTTATACCCTGTCACCATCTTTTCTTTTATAGTTTGTGTTTGTGTGACAATGAAATCGTGTTTACCGGATGTAAATCTCTTCCTTTCTGGTGCATCCAAATATACATAATTACCATATAATTTTGCTGTAAATGGTGTGTTCGTATTCTTCTTAAATCTGACACGAATCTCTACCTGATGATATTGCAAAGCTACCATCGGGATATACGAGCTTTTACTATTGAAGAAGAATGTTAGAGGAATAAAATTCGTATTACTCACGGAACATTTATTGTTAATCTCCTGAGATTTTGTGTACGTATCAGCGAGATAATTTTGATAAATATCACTTATAAAATCGAATGGTTGTGAATCTACTTTTTGACCTCCTATATAAAGATCTATGATAGAATCTTGAAATCCTTCAATCAAGTTGGTACCCTCAAACCATAATCCAGTTAGAAGATCACCACTTGTTGGAATGACACAAGAATCTTCGGCTAATGAAAATTCTTTTATGAGTTTTGGAGCTTGTGCAAAGTTTGTGTGTCTCGTATATTTAGAAGTAAACAGAGACATTCCTTCACCACTCATGTAAAAAACATCTTGGGCCCCTTTAGCGACCAGCTGTATCAATGCACCAGACATATCTATTACTTATTCAGATTATAAAAACAAACACTTTCCCTGAAAGAGGTTTTCGTCTTCTTCTTTTCCCTGAACGGCATCTATATTGAAACCACCTTGTTTATATACTCGTAAACGTTTTTTATACATAGCAAACAGTATAGACCACTGATCTACAATATCATAGATATGTGGATTGTTTTGCTTTCCAGGTGTCTCTCTCATGACACGTCCTATAGATTGTTGAATATCAGATTTGGGCGTTGCAAGAATAACAGTGTCTAACGTAGGGATATCTAAACCTTCATGTGCTTGACTGAATGTGGCAAATATAATTTTCTTTTTTGAAGATGCCTCTAAATCAGCTTCCTTCATTCCTCCCATGTAAAGTCCAGAACTTTTAGGAAAACATTGATGAAGAAATTCACAATGTTGTCGTCTGTCACTGAGTACTAATAATTGTCTTGATCCACTAGATGCTTTCTTTACAAGACCAACTAACATTCTATTTCTACCACGATGCTCCACAAGTTCGGTAATCATATTCACCAACGAAAGTTGACCATTCCGTGTACACGGTGGAGGATTCTTAAACATTGGGCATTCATATTGGATTGAAAATACTTCAACCTGACCTTGATTTTCTCTTTCTACTGCAAAAAATATAGGACCCATGAACCAATGTAAAACCTTACTAAGACCATCTTTACGGTGTGGTGTTGCTGATAATCCAAATATATGTTTTGGACACATCTTGAAAAGACTTTGACTGAATACTTTTGCACATATATGATGAGCTTCATCTACGATAACAGTACCTATGGTATCGAAATCATTAAAAGAATATTCTTTCAATGAAAGAGACTGGAGCATAGCGATAACAAAATCACAATCAACTTCTTTCTTTTCTTGTTGGATTGTACCTATTGTGGCACCTGGGCAAAACTGTTTGATCCTTTCTCTCCACTGATCTGCTAGAAACTGTTTGTGTACGATGATCATAGTTCTATATCCAAGCTTACAAGCTATGGCCAAGGATACGGTCGTTTTACCATAGCCACATGGTAAAGACAAGACGCCATGACCTGCTTGAATTGCGGCGTTAAATGCATCATTTTGTTTGGTCTCGTCTCTAAGTTTTCCTTTAAAATTAATCGAGGTTTTGACCGGATTTGGTCTTTTGTCTGTTTGTGGAACATACGTTCCATAGTATCTTGGAACACAAATCCCGTTCTTAGCTGATCTATACACTTTAAAAGGTGGTGGGGGAAATCCGTATTCATTATTGACGACCGCTCTAACCGTAAGTTCCTTTTTAATTTCGGGTGTTGGATTATCTATTATGAGACCAGACCTTGTAAGAGTTGTCATTCTTAATTAGTTAAAGGGGAAAAACTTTAACTGATTATAATACCGTCGCTCAACATTGATGAGAATATTAAGAAAATTCGTATGAGCATAGAGGAACTTTCACAAGAAGTGTTCAGGCTTCAAGGTATGCTTTCAACCTTTGAAGGTTTTAAGAAAGCTGGGTTGAAGGATATTCAATTACCCGAAAATCAGGAGGAGGAAGCTGAACAGCTTGAGAGTATCCAAGAGAAGCCCGAGTAATTTCCTATATTCCAAACACCCTTGAAATCTACATTAATATCGACTTCATCTCCCGATATAAGAGATTGTACTGGACGTCCCCTGACTTCACACATCACTCTCCTATAGCGAAATGGTACCTTTACAGTGAGAATGTTACCCTCAAGGGGGTTATCGATGTGTTTATTTGCGAGTAAATACCACTTACCTGTGTGCATTCGGTCTATAATTTCGGACATTTTAGCCGGAATTATAAGACGAATATACTTTTTGTCATTGAATTCGTACATTGGTTCATGAACTTTTCCTACGAACTTCATTGTTTTCTCCTATACACAAGTATGATCAGTAAAACTATAAGTAGCATAATGATATGTGTAATCATGAAAGGTTCATATGGGCGACGTGTTCCGAATTGTTTGTTACAGAATGCTCGACCAACTTCAACTGCAGCCTCTATACTTGAATAGGGTGTGTTCCTTGGAGACATCATACCACACATAGCCACTTTTTTAGATTTTCCAAAGAAAGGAAGTTGGCCGTTTGGGTTTAATACACCGGAAGACTGTTCAAACTTCCATTTTGTCCCATCCCATGTAGACCCCCAAGCAATTCGTATTTCTTTTGGTTGTACAAGACCGAGTTGTTCAATAACTTTTTCGATTAATTTTTCTTCGTCCATATGAACAACTTCATCGGTTAGGTCACATATCACACAAGCGATGGTTCGTTTATCTGGTAAGACAACTGGTTGAAGATGTAATTCTGTTTCAATTACATATTGAAGATCGCTAGGAATATCCATATCTTCTTCATACTCTAGCATAATTGTTATGGCATCATAAGTACTTGGTCCAATCTTTTCTATAGCATCTTCACCCCAATTGTCTTTCATGAGGCTGATAGCTGGGCTATTATCAACACAAAGAATGAGTAGACCTTCCTTCACAACCATACCACTCTTAAATTGTGCGGCAAATCCATTATCTAAGTATGTAACGTCTTGAAGTTCTGCACCAAATTCAAATTGAACACCCTTGTCCACGAGTGCTTGTTGCATCGCATCATTCATAATTTTGAAGGATCCCTTCGGTTTGTAAGCGGAAGATAAACCTGTGTGATCGAAACTTTTTACAAACTCATAAGCCGTCATAACGTCCCAAGGTACTCCATCAATAATTAACGTGGTTGCTTGTACGAGTTTTTTACCACCATCTGATAACTCTCCTACAGCATCTTTTACAGATAATTTCTTATATTTCCACGGCATAACAAGTACTTTAACAGCTAGGCTGGTTATCAGTGCGTAATCTTTGGACGACAAATGTTTTTTAATAATGTCAGCATTTTCGGTATCAGCTTTTACAAAAATATCATCCCAAACTATTCCCATCTCTTTAAAGAGACTCCGTGTATTGATAAACGCTCTATCAAAAACTATACGGTGAGAGTGTATATCTCTACTTTCTAGCGATGGTTCCCACCACGAACCTCCAGCTGAAAGTTTTTTATCGTACATGAACACTTCATGGTCCGTATATTTTTTTAGTTCCCATGCGACAGACATACCCGTAGGTCCTGCACCTATGATATGAATCTTCATTCTGATATTACAAAATATCTTTTATTGCGATATATCCCGTCGTTGATTTTACTTAAGAAATAAAAAACCTGGTATAACATAGGATGCTATGTGTATCTCAGAAACAAGTTCCAATCAGAGTGACACCGAACCAACGGGTTAAGACTTGGAAGTTTGCTGCCAAGTATATATGGAAAGAACGCTTTACAGATGACAAAGCTGAACTTGGTAGATGGACAAAAAATCAGCTATTAGACTTAGGACCCACATTTGTAAAATTGGGGCAAATAGCTTCCACTAGAGGAGACCTATATCCACCTGAATTCACAAAGGAATTAGAGTCTCTTCAAGACGATGTACCACCATTTGATTATAATCTTGTAAAGGACCTGGTAAATACGGATATGTTCAAAGAGTTTGACGAAGTTCCATTTAAATCAGCTAGTATTGGACAAGTGCATAGAGCTACTCTACATAATGGTAAGCAGGTTGTTGTGAAATTAAAGAGACCAGGGATTTGTGATATCATGAAATCTGATACGAATACAGTGCGTAAAATTCTAAGTGTCGTTCAGTCTTTGGGTGTAGACACGGGGTCTAGTTCAAACTTTGTACTTAATGATTCTATAGAGTATCTACTGGGTGAAGCTGATTATGAACAGGAAGTAGAAAATGCCATAAAATTCAGGAAATCATTGAAAGATGTTGATTGGATTAAAATTCCCCGCGTGTATAAGAAATACTGTACCAATGAAATGATTGTAATGGAATATGTACCAACAGAAAAGATAACTGAAATCAAAAACAAGAAGATCAACAAAAAGAAAGTATGTGAAGCTCTTGTTAATTCATATGTTATTCAAACTATGAATTCGGGGTTATTTCATGCCGACCCACATCCCGGTAATCTCGGTGTTTCCAAGAATGGGCAATTAGTGTTTTATGATTTTGGTTTATTGATAGGACTCAGTGACGAACTAAAGCAGGGATTTGCAGATTTGTTTGCTGCTATCATACAGCGTGATACAAGAAGTATAGTTTCTATACTGATTAGACTAGGTGTCATTGTACCAACATCGTCAGACGTTTCGGATATTGAACTTTTTTTTGAAACTATCCTCGGGTACCTAGAAACATTAGATGCTGGTGCCATAATGAATGACGAATTAGCTGCAGAATTAGCCTCAGAAAAACCCTTTGTTGTACCAACAAGCTTTGTATATTTAGCGAAATCGTTTTCTCTTATAGAGGGAATCTGTCTTCAACTTGATCCAGACTTCAACTATTTCACATATCTTGAACCAATGATACAAGAACAATTCATTGAATCAATCGATATAAGTCAGATGATCATGAGTACTACTGAAATTCCATCTAAGATAGGGAAGATAACCTCGACTGTTCTCGGCTTGGAAAGGTCGAGAGCAGCGATGAAACGGTCTATGATTAAAACAAGGCAGGAAATAAAGGTGGTTCAGTACAGTGTAATATGTGCGTTACTAGCTGAAAGGTTTAGTGATTCACCGCTGGCTTTAATACCTGTTATTACAGCTATATGGATTACTTTTCGTAAAGATCGATCGATTTAGACTTTTTGCTAGCCTTGCGAGTTTCCTTGTTTTTCTTTAGAATGTCTTGATGTTCCTTGAAAATCTCCTGAACACGCTTGTGCTCATCACGAGCAATGTCACTGATCTTATCCTTGATCTTGTCTACCTCTGTCTTACGTTGTTTCTGAATCTTTTTACCAACCTTCTTAAAGTCGTCAGTTTTGGCGAACCATGTGGGGGATGCAGTAATAGCGAACATTGTGTTTGTTGTATTTTAAGGACATTTAATTTTTAACTTTTTTAGTTTTTCTTCAAACTCACGCCTTTCACCTGGAGATTCAATCTCCTTCCCGGAGTTTATAGCTTCAATTTCGGGTCCCGTCAACTGCATCGCATTTACACGAAAGTCCATGAATGCCTCCATAGAGTGGGGTACTAGGGGTTGGACAAGTTCATATATAGCTGTGGCATAGTCACGAATTTCCTTTTGAGCGTGGTGATCCATCCTCAATTGTAAGAAATGCATGAGATTGTGTAGGTCCATCTTCCATACGAAAGAAGTGTATGTCGATTGAGGGAGAACACCTCGTGCCTGTTCCCTACAAACCCCCTTCTCGAGCAACTGTTCATACAATTTAAACGCATGCTTATACTGTTCAGAAAGAGCTCGGTTCAATTCATCATCTAGTTCCACAACACCTTCTGATCCTTGATGATTCACGGCTGACTGTCCACGGAGGACTTCAGGCTCGTAGTATTCCTCATCAACGATAGAATACCTGGCAGACATTTCATTCACGGATGCGGTTCTGTGTCTAAGCCACTGACGAGCGATGTAAAGTGGTGCCTTGATACGAAACTTGAAAACTACGAGTTCTAGGGGTGAAGTATGCCAATTGCGGACAAGGTACCTAATAAGACCTCGGTCACCACGAGTGGTTTTGGTACCCGTTTGATAACTCACACGGGCACCATCAACTATGGCCTTATCTAGGTTCTCCAGGGGCATATGATCGACAAGTTCTACAAATCCATGATCCAAAACTTTCTTCATTATAACAATATATCCGTTCTAATCTTTAATAATCACAACTATCATCGAATGGAACTTCTCCACAAAAGTCGTACAACTCATAAAGTTTCTCTTGTGACTTTTCAATCTCAACTGTGGTATTATTCATGACATCAATGGCGTTATCGATGAGATCCAGAAACGAATCAAGTTGGTCGATCGCTACACGATGATGTTTCCTGTTTGTCTTTGAAGAATGTGCCGCAGCCCTAAGACGCTTATTACTCTTGATGATCTTATCGATGTTGGGCTTGGACTTGCTGGGAGTGGCGGACATTCGGATGATGAGACTCATTGTGAATAACTATCCATTTATATCTTTAATGAGATCACTTAGGTTTCGATAGTACCTCTTCAAGTCTTTCATGAATCTTTTATTATTTTCAAGGACTTCACATTCAACTTTATTGAGATAAATCCACGCTAAATTACATTTGGAATATTTTGTCCTTTTCTGATTTTCATTTGGTCGGCGTGCCACCAACTTTGTGGATTTCTTCTTTTGTGAAGCGGGTAAGACCTCCTTCCTATTCACGAATGATAATGCTTGCATCACAGTATCTGCGAGATCATCTTTCTTCTTTGATTTTACGAATGTGTCTACCCAATGAGCATTTACATCATCTCGACGAATAAACTGTTCGCACCGTTCGATGGAAACCTTCTTTCGTTTATTGTATTGAGCCTTCCCGGGTCCGGCAACATCAGGTATTTTATGCCGTGCGTCGTATAGGATTGTTTCGGCATCTGGGTTTTTTATGATAAAATATGCATGAAGGAAATGCATTACTGAAACCATCTTTTTGTTACGATCAGGTTGTTTTTCTATAAGAATCGTATTTGCATCGAGTACCCACGGACGTTCATCGAGGTGTTTTCTTAGTGAGACATAAACACCATCTTTGTGTTGGGGTGGTACACCAGAGACATCCCATTCAACAACTAAATTTTGACGATCCTCGTCGAGTAAACACATCGCTAAATTCTTTATACCGACATCTATACTAAGTATCATTAACTTAAAAGATAAATATTTCTTTAAGTTAATGAGGTATATAGCTCCTCGTTAATTATTTTTAACGACCTTTATTATTTCCTCCACCCATAGAACCCAAGAATCCCATCATGAACAAAGCGAACAATAGGATTACACAAAGGATCGAACAAGAGAAAGATATCCAGGAATTATTGGACACGAAAGAAATGAAATCGAAGCCACCCTTCGCAGTGTCCTTAACAGCCTCGGCCGCCTCGTCTGCTACTTCCTTGAAGCCTCTCACGACCGTTCCGGTGTCATCTAAAGCACGATCAACGGCGGTGAAAGGATTATCTGTGTCGTATGCCATACACAAAAGAACTATGACACCCGCACCAATAGCGACCGAACCAGGTGTAATTCCTAGTTCTCCAAGAGCCTTTTTGAGGGATTTGGAAGATTTACTTCCATCCTCTAACACGTTTGCAGCATCACTTACAGCTTGTGTTGCATCGCCTCCATTACCTGCAGTTTCTTTTGCCATGGTGTCAGCTTGTTTTGCTGGTGCAGGCTCCATTTTTTTAGAAATACTTTTGACATCATCAAAATTCTTTGGTGGATTTCCGGCTCCGCTAATGAATTTTTTTATCGATTTTTGAGCCCCTTTTAATTTAGCAGTACTTGCTTTGGTGAATATTGTGGCAGTGTTTTTAAGCTGTTGTGTAAAACTAAGTTTTTTAGCAGAACTTGGATCAAGTTTTTTAGCAGAACTTGGATCAAGTTTCTTAGCGAGATCAGCTCCACCGTCAACTTTTCTAAGAGCATCTATGGTAGTAGAATCTAATTTTTTACCTATAGTTGCCAACTTTTTACTATCTATTCCCTTTAATACAGTCACCAAATCATTAGAGTCTGCGATATTTAAAAAAGTTACGAGGTTGGGCTGATCCAACGCAACTTTGAATTCATCAACCGACATTTTATTGAGAGTTGGCCCCATCTGGGATAGGTCGAAAGCCTCGTCAGTAAACTTAAATCCCTTGGAACCGCTCTTGGCCGCCCTAGCACCAACACCCAAACCTGCAGACATGTTTATTACTTTGTACTGAGAAAATTAAATGTTGGTTTAAACTATTTTGAGACCATTACAAATTAGGTTTGGAGCTCATCTGTGATGAGACGTCATACATATTTTCCTGTCGAGACTCTTCAGATCTTTTACAAGTTGGACCGTTACCTCTATAACCAGGTTTGCATGGTTTGTAACAAAGTGCCGCATCTTTTACTTTTCCTTCTGGACACTTATCAGGAACCTTTGCTTTACCGGCCCGGGAGTATCTATTCCTTGGTTTATCACAGAATGCTGTACCAAGTGCTCCCGAACGAAAATTGAATCCGGGACATACTTCGTTACACGTTGTTCCTCTGTATGTATATCCATCTTTACACGGTTTTCGTTGATAAAAGCCCTTCGTAAATGGGTTGGATGATTTATTACCCGGTATATAAGACTTAATTGATTTTAAACATGTAAGACCCGTGTTTTTAGAACCATCTGTACACACTCCTTCACATTCAAGGGCACTGGATTTATATAATTGTTCACCATTGGGTCCTGTGCGACATTTGGGATAACACAGTGCACCCTTTCTTTCTTTATTTGGTCCACAAACCATCGGTGTTCCTACACCGCGACCATATGAATCTTTGATTGCTGCTACTCCCTTGTTCACCCATGGTGCTAAAACAATTGATACAGGATTTAAAGAGGCAACTCCATATATAATATTCAGAGGATCACCCGACTTAAACGCGTCTATACGATTGTCCCAGTCTTCGACATAAGTACGTGTTATTGTTTTACCCAATATTAATTCGGCTTCTTTTTGACCTTCTCGTAATTTACATTCATTGTTCTTAAATTTTAGTCCGAGACGTTTACAATAATCGTGTGTGAAATCGCATTCACCGCGTTCATAGTTAAACGTAACACCATATGCAGCTGGATTTAGACGTTGACTATGTTTACTTGCACTAAACCCATATTCACAGTCTGCAATTAACATCGCATACGGAAAACATAAACACGTTTTTAGCTTTAATTTCTTTTCAACAACATTTGGGTTATTTTTTTCACCTGGACTCTGTTTATTCAATACACGGTATGTATCAGTATATGCTGCCACGAAAGGGCTATAATCTGTTGGTATTTTAGCGGGTGGTGGTCTGTGTGGATTTGAATACAACAAATGCTTTTCCTTCATTCGTTCGTTGTATTCCTTAGCACCTTTCTCGTTTAAGGTTAAACCTATTGTATTTTTGGATGACATCCATGGCACTCTCTCAATTTCACCCCCTTTACCCTTGCTGACATAATACTCGTATGCAATCTTATCTCGTTTTGTTGTGTTTGAGAATGCCTTATCCATAGCTTTTCCTAATTCTTCTTCTACTTTGTCAGCTTCATTTCCCTTCAATGGTGTACCAGATATCTGTGAAATTAAAAATTCTACCATGATTTCTTGGGGCATTAATTCCATGGCATCCGGTAAAAATTCGACAAGAAGTTTTTCTCTGAATTCATCATTTAGTTCGGGATAAGCTGACGCAAGAGGAAACAATACGGGAGCTGTATTACCGTCTTTTAATAGACTCTCCTCTAATGCTACATCGAGTGTGTTTCGTTTACGGCGTATAACTTCATTTGCTGCAAAATTATTATATCCGAATGGGTCTGTCATGTCAAGAGCTACAGTAAACACAGCAAAAGCAATCGTCGCTGCTATACAAACTGGTCCACATGCCGCCGCCATAGCAAATTTTGAACCCACTTGTGTAGCCGCTACCCGAAGACCCTGCGTCGTAGCTGTTCGAGCAATACTTGCAGTTCCTGCCATGACTGCAGCTCGTCCAGCACTTGTAGACAGTTGTATTCCAAGTCGTATAGAAACAATAAGAGCGGTTTCAGCTAATGCACCACCAATTATGGCGATAGCTAAATCTGGTGCCATTTGTTTCACCATGTCAGTCGTAGATGGCATCTTTGGATCTAAAAATTCGCAACATTGATTAGACCCTGGTTTCATACCATCTGGGCACTTACCTTCCGAATTTATTGCGACGAGACATGCTTTTCGGATTTCTTCGTTCAACTCTTTACGGAACTCTTCACCATCAACCCCTGCCTGTTTTGCAAGAGCATCAACCCTGTTTTCTTGTGTTTTAATTTGTTTGGTAACTTCCTGACTTGGCCTGATGGCTGTGAATAAATTGAACCCCAGAAATGCTGCTGAGGATGACATCATCGAACTGATGAACATCATGATGAGCAACAGAACAATAGTTACCCCATTACCTTGGGTATTATTCATCTTATTTAAAGGGTATATTTTTTTAGTAATAAAGATGTGGTGCTGGTGGTGTTGTCACCCATTTGATAACGAGCCATTGCAACTTCCTTATAATTATGATAACCGTCGTAACAATTTTTCAACTACGGGTAATTTTTGTTCTTGGAGTTGTATGAAATCGTACGCCCTTGAGAAATACGGTCTCACTAAAGGTAGTATTATATGTGGTAACATAACTCTTATGCGTAAGAGGATATACAACAAACTAAATACTATAAAACGAGCACCTCATAGATACAAACTAGATGTATTTGGAGGTGATTTAACTATAGAAGAATTTAGATCAGAAACGCTTAAAGATGAATCCGAATCTAAACCTATAGATTCGGAACCTATAAAAAACAATGTTATACCATTTATTTCGAGCACAAAGAAGATGAATGAAATAAAGAATGTAAATGATGGTTTAGTTTTGAAGAGATCTAAACCTCTACAAAGGAATCAGAATAGTTTAGAGACGGCACTTGGGTTAGTTATTAATCCGCCTCGTAATCAGGAGTGACACAACGATAAATGTAACGTATGTTATTACCACTTTTTTCAACAGCGAAACCTTGTAAGAGTTCGTCCTCGTTACATTTGATTTTGCCAATACCTTTTAAAACATTTAATTGTTTGGTGGGATCGTCTGTCCCCGGTGTCGCTCCAACACCATCGTTATAGGGTTGGTATCGAGTTAAAGCTGTACGAACTTTAGCGGGACCCTTAAGATTGACACAATCGAAACGATAACCAAGTTTCGATTTAGATTTATTTTGGTCGAGTACAAAACCAACAAGTGCTTGATTACTAGCACAAAGAGCCTGAGATTGATGTAAATTTTCTATATTACCACGAGAAGTAACGTAATTACCTGCAGAACCAAATTTTAATTCTCCTGGATTCTCTAAAGATGAACAACTGTAAGAGTATTGGTTGGTACCCGTAAACTCAAATTCTCTTATTGCGGTTAATTCACCATCTTCTTCCGTTTCGGAACAACCGATAGGCATGGCAGAAAGTCCTTGAATATTATCACCCTCGACGGCTGCGTGGGCCGGGGTGGTGATGGCCTCTATATCGTCATCTAGAATAGAAGTAACATCGTCTTCACCGGTGTTGCCCTGAATAACAAAATCGTCAACTATCATACTTCCAACCCCTCCCATCGTGGGTTGTTGGGGTGAGGGGGAAAATTCTATTTCTGGTTCTTCATCTTTTTTACCTAAAAATTCCCATTCTGTTTGAACACCGTAACCTACAACTCCTATGGAGCTCATCATAGATCCTAGCATGGCCAACGGTAAAATGGCGTTAGACATTTGATATAAGATTAGATTTTTTTATGTACCCTGGGGCAAGTATCCGATTCAGACACAAGATGACAAATTGAACAGTCAACATGAATTTTAGTGTTTCTCTTTATGAGTCTACCCTGTGAAAAGAGTACGAGATCTTTCACAGTGTATATTCCGTATTCAACCATTTTTTCAAGCGTTGGAAACTTCATAGTAGTATGTACACGTGTTACCTTTTTATATCACTTTTATAATTACAGGCATGGGCAAAAGCGAGCGAAAAGGTTCTTCGCTTTCATCATGGCGGCAAAGCTATCAACCATGGGTGGTACAAGACTCTTAAGGATAGACTCAAACTCACTGTCTTTCTCACCATCGTCAATCTGCTCAATGAGGTGATTGAGAATACCGATGACAAGCTTCTTCTTTTGAGAACCTTCGAGTTTCTTGAACTTCCGGGTCTCTAACATTAGGCGACCGAGGATGGGAGGAATGTCCTCCTTGGTGAATCCATCATCAAGGTATTCCTGCTTAATGTCCTCAACTGTTGTGATAAGGCTCTTCGCATCGATCTTTCCTGTAAATTTGCTGAGTATAGCGTCCATATCTGTAAAAAAATATTTTTATTTAGTAAGATTCGACATGGATGCCGCAATGGCAATGAGTATTGGTGTTTACCAAATGTATGATAATCTGTCTACAATCGTAAAAACCAATGATGTCCCAATGTCTAAACAATACATAACTCTCAGTATAATGGCAAGTACTTTATGGCTGATTCATCAGTACAGAACAGGAATGAACTTTACTTCAATTTACACAATCATGGCGTTGACCCTGAACCTCTATATTTTACACGTCATCTACTTAAAAGAAAGAAAGGATAAGAATATATAATGCCTTGTGTTATTCTTTCATCTAACGTTAAGCCTACGGTTACTCCCAAGACTACAGTCAAGACTCGATCATCCTCGGCTTCTGTCCTCAAGCCGGTTGATCGTCCCAATGATTATCTCTCCGTGGCCGAGCGTGTAAATGGTCGTGCTGCTATGATTGGTTTCACTTCTGCAGTTGTTGACGAGGTTATGACTGGAAATTCTATTGGTACTCAGTTTCATGATAACATTGGTCTTTCTGTCGCTGTTGCCAGTTTGGCGTTCCTCGGAACAGCGGCGAATTCTAAGGATGAGGGCTATGTGCAGGGATTTTGGAAGCCTGAGACGGAGCTAGTAAACGGTCGACTTGCGATGGTCGGTATTGCTTCACTTTTTCTAACAGAGTCTCTCCACCCACATGTTCCGCTTTTCTAGATATATAGCCTATAAGGTCTAAAATATACATTTTATCGTCTATTGACAGTGTCCCTGCTCTACGCATCACGTAGACCAAGATCACCCAGAGACATAAAATTGCCTCCTTCATGTTACTTTTTAGCCGATAAAAATATACCGATAAGGAACACGATCGTGTATAATCCAAGAGAGAACCTTGACCACATAACCTTCAGTTGTTCCGTGATGTTACATTTCCTTACAAGATCATTGGCCATGAGAGATACGATAACACCTGCGAGACCATAAAGCATCATGAATGCACCAGTGTCATTGTTGAACATCTTGGTCAGAAGTAACGTGGCTGGTATAGCTAAAGCTATGGTCAATGTATGCGACATGAAAGAGGCCATTCTGTCGTATAACTTCTTCCCCTTAACATCACATCCACTATAAATGTCTATACTTATTGAAGTTGTGACCATATACATCAGAGCTAATACGAATATGGTTAAAACGGAAATCGCTGGTAGTTCTATGTCGACACTACCATTCATGACACCCTTGGCTGTGTTATATATTTGCTCGTATCGAGACATATCTTGTAGTATCCTGACATTTTATTTGATTTACATCATCGGACCCAGAGAGGTCTGATATAGAACCATTTAAAGTAAGATTTCAATCGGTACATTTTTCATAATTTCATCGGATGTTTTCGTTAATTTATGTTTACCATCTGTATGGTATCCCTCATCTATGAACGTTTTATATGTGTCACGATTCTTGTTATGTGAACTTTCATCGTGGCAGTGTGCGAAATGATACATCTTATTTTTTACAAAATCTTCATCCCCAAAGGAGGATAAATGCCATCCAGAATTCTTGTAGAATGGAAACTTCCATCGTCGTTCTCTAAACATCTGCGGAGTCACGTGTCTGAGTACCTTGCGTGTGGTGAGAACTGTACCAAACCAAGGTTCAGCAGTTTGGATATACTTGAAACTATACTGAAACGCAGTCATATTGAATGAACACGTGTTAACATTTTCAGGTAAATTAATGTAATCTTTGTTTGGTATCTCATCAACATCTGAAATCATTACGAGTGCATCATCTGGTATCTCCTCGAGCCCCCTCGTGATACAATTTCTCTGAAAATTCTCACGAGACCATGGATTAGTGTCAGTTGGATTGTCTTTTACGATGACATGAATAATCTTGTCATTCCATTTTTCAAACAAATGTTTGTTCATGTCGTACACGAGTTCCTTCTCTTCACCCCGATGTGTCACGGTCGATTCGACGAGAACAAATTTATCCACGGTGGGTGAAAGGTACCTCAAACGTTTTGTCAGAATATCAATCTCGTTATAAAATGTAAAACAGTCAACTAACATTTATTAAACATATTCCACACTCTTTAAATAGTCAACGATGTGGGAATATGTTTCTCCACATACGTGACATATTAATATAATTTAAAGGATTATGAAGTATTAAATCTAGTATGATTAAAACTCCTAATGGACTATTTGACATAGATGTCGATGATTGTTGGATCCGCAATCACATGTGTTCTGGAAAAGTTTTTGAACACCATATAATCAACGATATGTTGAAACCTTACGTTGAAAAGTCTAATCATATCGTAGATGTTGGTGCGAATATCGGGTGTCACACAGTGAGTTACGCCGGGTTTAATCCCGATGCAAAGATTATCGCATTTGAACCACAAGAAAAATTATATGAAATTCTAATAAAGAATGTTAAACAGAATAATTATAGTGACAGAATCGATGTATATAAACAGGGTCTCGGACACTGTAAAATGTCCTGCGAGCTCATGAGTTTAGATAAAATGGATCAAGATTTACGTAACGGAGGGTGTAATAAGGGTGGTGTTGGTATTGGTAAAGGTGGTGAACACATGACTGTAACAACTCTCGATTCTATGGAATTACCTGGTCTTGATTTCATTAAAATAGACGTAGAAGGTGCAGAGAGCCTCGTCATTATGGGTGGTAAAGAGACGATAAAAAAATACAAACCCGTCATATGTTTTGAACATAACTATCAACGAATCGATCCAAGAGATGTTAACCTCGAACAAGTACCAACACCATTTGAAGAATTGGTAAAACTGGGGTATAAAAAGTTTGAATATTTAGATTGGGACAATTATTTGGCATTCTCGTGACTTAAAAGAAAAACGAATATTTAAGTAAATGAAATTCGGAAAGATTTATGGTCGTTTCTTTTTGAAACAAGATCTGGGTATAGAAGATGATGATACTCCGAATACAATCACTATATCTGAACTTATAGAGACATTTACACTGTGGCCCGGTTGGATACAAAATTTTCCATGTAAAAAGGTCCAACTTTTTACAATGTTTGAGACATCCGATGTACACCCAGATATCATAAAAAATATGAAATTATTTGATAAGGTTGTTGTACCATTTGATTATCTCAAAGATATATTGGTTGGATATGGTATACACTGCGAAGCTCTGAATTGGTGGACTTCACCTCTAATTAGAACACACCCCGAGGTTATAAAAAAGAAATACAACAACAACAAGATTGTATTTCTTTACGTTGGAACTAATGATATTAGAAAGAATTTGGTGAAGCTTATAGATACTTTTATAAAATGTATTGATGGTACGGGACATAAATTAATTGTAAAGACAAACACCACAGATAGTCTAACACAATGCGAAAATATAAAATACATAACACATCGACTAAATTATCACGAGATGGCTGGTCTTTACAATATATGTGACTATGTCGTTTCGTTTACACGTGGCGAGGGTGTGGGTCTCCCTATGCTCGAAGCAAAATATTTTGGAAAACCTGTCATCTCTCATAGTAGAGGTGTCCTTTCCACACTCAAAGATGAATCATGGATCGTGTTACCATCGAAAGAAATTCCCGTAGACCATATGAATGTTCCCAAGTTTTTACAAAAAGTGTTTCACGGGACATGGTGGGAAGTTAATGAACAAGAGACTTTAAGAATCATAAATAATATCATTAAATAGCAATTTCCGTTAGTTCTTTAACCAAGATTTAAAATCTTCTTCTCCGAATTCTCCCGGGTAGCTCCATATTTTGTGGATACCTACGGGTGACTTCGGTGGATCAGCATCTCGAAGCCTCGTTTCAACTGCAAACTCATAGGCAATCTCTTTGGGTGGTATTTTAAGTGAAGAGTTAACGGAAAAGAATGTATCATCAAGTAATTTTGGTTTATTTACATTTTCTACACAATGTCTATAACACGGTAAAACTTTTCTCAAAGATAGTCCACCATTACCAACTCTATAATGTTTTTGATCTCCAATATCTTCGGGTTTTTTCCATTCGTGTATATTGTAACCACACATAGCTTCTCTCCATGGTGCTCCGACATAATCATACTCGAAGAAGTGTTCATCTATAGGTTTGAATATATAAGTATCCCATTGCATTAACAGAAGATGTGTTGAAATAATTCGACTATATAATTCCTGTGAGCATGAAAAAGTATTATATTCATTAATCGAATGTAAAGCATTCCATGTTATTGTGACATTTGTCCAATCTTTTGTCCAATCTTTCATATCTTTTAAATTTCGAGGCGAACACATGATGTGCAACCCAACATCTGTTCCTCCGTATACATGTGCTATGTTCCATAAATTAAATTTTGTGAAGGGCTTACGATCACCTTCTATGAAAAGAACTGTTAATTTTTCTGGATGTTGACACCATACCTTTTGATTTTCTGTCGGTTCTTTCAATTGTTTTTGATAATCATGGAACCACATCATGTTTTGTTAAGCATTTAACACTTTAAGCACTTCATTAACTGCTGGATGACGAACTATATCATCATCTTCCATTTCAATATGCTTCATATATTCAAGATCAACGCATTGCATTTTATATATAAGATCTGTTAGACCATTTTCTGGACCAAGGTCAGATTGTTCCATATCACCTGTAACGATAAGTCTGGTTCCTTCACCAACACGTGTGAGAAGCATTTTCATTTGATTTGGAGTTGAATTTTGCATTTCATCTGCTATGATGATTGTGTCGTCAAAGGTTCTACCTCGCATATATCCAAGCGGTTCAATAACTATAGAACGATCCATTTGATTATGAGTTAAATGTTTTTCAAAAATATCATACATTGGTTTAGTCCATGGTTCCATTTTTTGAAACAAGTCTCCAGGAAGATATCCCATATCTTCATCCGCAGCTACGATTGGGCGCGTTAAAATGACTCTAGATCTAGAATATTTGTGTATGTTTTCTATCGCAATTTGACATGCTAGCATAGTTTTACCCGATCCGGCAGGTCCTGTACCTATTATGATGGGTTTTTGAGAACGAAGTGCGAGCATGTATTTACATTGACCGGGTGTTTTGGGGAAGTTCATATATATTAATTAAAGATATTTTCCTTATATATTTTAAATGGAGTTCTACTTTGTAAAATTAAACGTGAACGGGGGATATCTTAGCTTAGTAGATCCCAAGTGTAAAACGAGATATATGTGTTTTTCTGATAAAGACTCCGTGAATAAGTGTATGTACTATATTTCCGATTTTAGATCAAGACATGGTATATGGCCATCTTTTGATATGTCCGAGAATAGAAGAAAACTCGAGGCTAAAAATAGTGTAAAAACAAGAAGTGTAGATCAGGTAACACGTTATCTGGATATCGAAACATATGATTTCAATACTATAGACCGGATTGCCGAACGGGCAAATGTGTCTTTTTATTGTGTATTGACATTTGACTCTATGAGTAATGGTGTAGAAGAAGTCATTCAAATGTCGGGACAAGAAATGGATGGTGTTGTCGACCCTGTAAAATATACTCAATGGTTAGATTTGAGCTTAAAAACAAAGTAACTGTACTATAATATGTGTGGTATACTTGCCCTTTTCGGTGATGAAGTAGAAACAAATTCTTATGCTCTTTCTCACCGCGGGCCAGATGACTACTGTACAAAAACACTTGGTAGATGTAGAATGGATTTCTATCGTCTAGCTATCAATGATTTGACGCCGGCAGGTATGCAACCATTCAAGAAAGGTAAACATATGTTAATATGTAACGGTGAAATTTATAATCACAAGAGGTACAGGACTGGGATTGAAGAAGGAACTAGTGACTGTGAGGTTATTATGCCTATGATTAAGGCCTATGGTATCATGAACACAGTTGAGATGCTTGACGGTGATTTTGCATTCGTGTATACAGATGGAAATCGTGTATTAGCTGCCCGTGATCCTATTGGTGTTAGACCACTGTTTTATTGTCGATATGATAACGATTCTATAGCGTTTGCTAGCGAAGTAAAAGCTTTGTTATATTTGAATTCTGCGATACAGATTTTCCCACCCGGACATTTTTATGATTCGTATATAAATGATTTCGTTTGTTACTATAGTACGTATTGGCATGTGAACCAGTATATAGATACGGTGGATCACGAACAAATACGATATACTTTTGAACGTGCTGTTCACAAACGACTTTCAACAACTGAACGAGAGATAGGATTTTTGTTATCAGGTGGTTTAGATAGTAGTTTGATAGCTTCTATAGCTACACGAAGAATTGGAAAAATTAAGACATTTTCGATTGGTTTGGCGAATAGTCCTGATCTTATAGCGGCTAGAAAGGTTGCAGATTATTTAGGTTCTGATCATACAGAAGTAACATTTACACCCGAAGAAGGTATTGCACATATTAGTGATGTCATTCACAGTTTAGAATCGTACGACACAACGACAGTTCGTGCAAGTACTCCTATGTGGTTGTTATGCAAATACATTAAACAAAATACACAATGTCGTTATATATTTTCAGGTGAAGGAAGCGATGAGATTTTGGGTGGATATCTCTATTTTCATAATGCACCGGATGTTCATGAATTTGCATGCGAAAACATGAGACGTCTTCGTCTTATTCATCAGTTCGATGGATTACGAGCGGATAGGTGTGCGGGAGCCCATGGACTAGATTTAATTGTACCGTATCTCGATAAAGAGTTTATTGATATGTGTATGACAACAAATCAAAATGTAAAAATTGATCCAATTGAAAAACGTGTTCTTCGAGAAGCGTTTACGGGGTATTTACCAGATGATATTTTATGGAGACAAAAGGATGGTATGAGTGATGCCGTAGGTACAAACTGGGTCGATGAAGTAAAAAAATACGCAGAAAACGAGATTGACGATAAATTAGTAAGGGAAACTCGGATGAAATCAAGAGGTCATAATACACCTCTGACAAAGGAAGAAGTTCTCTATCGTACAATTTTCTGGCGGATGTATGGAAAGGACAACGATCATCTCATTTCTGAAATCTGGAGACCCAAGTGGACAACCGTAAAGGATCCAAGTGCGAGATTACTTATAGAAAAGAATCCTAAGTAATATAAATGGCTCACATTGTGAGAAGTTTTGATTCGAATGATGAGTCTCACGTTGCATGGTTGAAGGACGTTGGTCTTGTGATGACTCAAATCACAAATGGTGATAAGGTTGACATTATTAAGACGGTTAATAAAAATCCTTTACCCGGTGCGCCCACTATGGAAAATGTTGTAGAGTGGCCGTTTATACATTTTCAATTAGCTATGAAGTATGCCAATGCTGTCTTGAATTGTGATGCATTTATTCCTTCGAAATGAAACGCTTGTACTCCTCGAGTGTAAAATTTTGTGGTTGCGATTGTTCATCCATTTTTATTAATAATATAGGACCAAGAACGTCCACATTACTAAATGGTTCAGGCAGATCGTTCTCGTTTGGTACCTCCCCTATTTTACTTTTCATAATAACCACGTCAATTTCTGGCCATTGTCCAATAAAGGTTGGATGGCATGCAAGAACTATGTAAGCCTCGTTAACATGGGGTGCTAAGTCTAATTCAACTTCTCGTATTTGATCTAGTTTCTCATGTATCAACACAGCTGTTGTTGTCATCCTTATATTCACCAAAGACAAAAATGTTGTGTAATATCAAGATGAATCTTCTTCCCTTGGCTTTACTCGTCGTGGTCATATTGACTATCATACGAGTGTTTACTCTTAAAACCGAAGAATACACTCGCGCCCTGGATGGTGAATATGTGGGTACACGAAACTCCAGGCGTGTTGCTGATTTCTTCCATGTCTGTTCACCTTCATCTGGTGGATGTGACCGAGGAACTTTACCTGTTAAAGGTCTCCCAATTGCATAACCTAAGTTAAATAAATAACTCTTGTTTGATAGTAAGATGGAATCCTACGTCACACATGAGTTCTCTAAACTTCTTGGTATTCCTGAAGATAATGCCACCTGTATAAATCTAGAGAGGTGTCTTTTTAACTGGAGTGTTCGTAGAACGAAAAAATTTGGTGATGTACCTGCATGGGAAAATCCAAAATTTAAGAGTAGATACAAACAGAAATTTATCGAAATGAAATTGAATCTACAGAGATGTCCAGAAAATATTGAAAAATTAAAATCAGGTTTGTTGAAGTCTTCACAGTTGATTGAATATGGACCCAAAGAATCGTTCCCAGAAGGGCCTTACGCGAAGACACAAGAAAACCTAATTTACAAGGAACTTCGAAAAGAGAGTATAGTAAAGGAACTACTGAATAATCAAAACGGGATTTTCAAGTGTAACAGGTGTAAATCTAAAAAGACGGTATACTACCAGTTACAAACGAGGAGTGCTGATGAACCAATGACTACATTTGTGACGTGTTTAAATTGTGAAACCCGATGGAAATGTTAGACTAATATCCCGTATTCGGAATCTGTTAGATCTGTTGGCATATCCCCCACTGAAAGAATAAAATTAAATTTCAAGTCTCTTTTCATTTTACCTTTTTGGTCTGGCGGTGCAAATCCTAATGCGTCGTATGTAATACCGTTTACCTTTAGTTGGTTTACTGTGTGTTCAACGACGTAATCTGAATATGGTCTTGCTGTTATGATGACAATTTTGTAACCTAATGATTTTGCACCATGTAATAAATTGACGACCGACATTATTAAAGATCCATCGACCGATCTGATGAGAGTGTCGTCAATATCGAACATCACGGCGTCGTTTTCTTTTATATCACGACTATTTAGGATGTCCATATTTAAATTAGTTTAAGAAAATAAAAGCCATCTTAATCAGTATGAAAAATCAACTTATTGATATTGTTTTACGTGACAACGTTATCTCGTTAGCAAGGGTTTTGGAAGATATGGGACCTACTCTGATAGTACAACTTCTAAAGAAAAATAAGAAAGAAGTTTATGAATTCGCAGAATATCCCGAAGAGATTCCTAGAGAATCTGTTTCCGGTTTTTACGATACCGATGATCTTGAAAAGACTGGACTTTATATCAAGACTGAATATGGATATGAAGAAATATCTGAAAGTGATTCTGATTATGAACCAGGTGAAACAGATAGTTCGGAATCTGAAAACCTAAGTGATGGTGAAGCGAATGAAACACAAGATGAAGGATTTTGAACCCAAGAAACGCGTAACTAAAAATGACAAGAAGAACAAAAAGAGTGTTTACACAACTAAACACTTAAGGATTGTCGAACAGTTATATGAAAAGAGAAGGGATAATGAAGCTCTTAATCGTGTCAGCGGACCCTCGACTAACCCTTGGGTATTCAAAAGTAATACAACAAATAGCAAATTACTTAGCTACAAAGGAACTTGAAATTGTAATGTATACACTTAATTTCAGAGAAAATTCCGTATTACCTTGTACATACATAGATCCAAGAATCAAATTATTACCCGTACCAGATTCACAAAGTTACGGGTTTGATAAATTTAGAAGTGTAGTAGATAAAGAATGCCCCGATTACGTTTTCATTTATGGACCCACAAATGTTATTTATAATTATATTTCTTTATTGGATAAATCAACGAAGGTATGTGTATATCTAGATATATGTCAGAAGTGGTCGGAGCTTCATACTTTACAAAAGTTGAAGAATAGAGTTACTCATTGGTTTACATTTCTAAAATGTTGGTCGGATCATCTTGTAAATGATTTGAAAATTGATTCGGAAAGGGTATCAGTTGTGGAACACGGAGTAAATTTTAGTGAGTTTGAACCGGTTGATACAAAACAGGCTAAAGACGCAATGGGTTTTGGAAAGTTTTTAGTCTTAAATATGAATCGTAATTCGATAAGAAAAAACTGGGCGGTCACGATAAGTGGTTTTGTAGAATTTATATCGAGACATGAATACAACCCCGACATTCAGTTGTACGTATCATGTGGTGCGAATAAAAAACATAGTGATAATCACTGTGATATAGAAGCTCATGTTTATACAGAGTTTTTTAAACGCGGACTTGAATATATGAATTATACAAAAAATTTTATCATTAACGATCACCCACTTCGTTTAACAAAGGAAAAGTTAAACTTGTTATACTCGGCATCAGATGTTGGCATAAATACATGTTATTCAGAAGGATTTGGACTATGTTCAGTTGAACATGCATACTTTAATAAACCACAATTAGTAACGGATATACCAACTTTTAGAAACACTCTCGGGGATCAGGCAGTTTATATGAAACCATCCACTATAACAGAATATACGGGGAAATCAGAATTGAATGGTGAGCGAGCTATATTAGACTATATGACAGTAGCTGATGCGTTGGACCAGTGTTACAACAATCATGTAAAACCCATACGTCGTCGGGTATTCGATACCAAGGAAATGGTCTTTAATAGGTTCAATTGGTTAAACATACATAAACAAATAGACCATGTAGTAAACATATTAAAAGATGGCCCCTTATAATCCTCCCGTGTCTCATTACACAGAACTCAACGTTTCGGACTATGACGAAGATTTCATGTTTGCCTTTGTTGGTAGAGGTGGTCGTCGTCATTATTGGCTTACTCGTATGATTGGTGTTGATTATCTATGGTATGATCATAAGCGTAAGGTTATCGAGATCTGGGGTCCATTTAATGTTCTTCAAACTCGTCAAGCTCAGGAGCTTCTGAAATCTGAGCTAGAAATTTTCCAACCTAAGTTAGTAGATGTCAGGAAATCCGAAAAGTATGACCTTCATACGCCCACAGTCGAGGCGTAAAGTCGTACCGGTAGCGTTCAGTAGGCCCGAACCAGGTACGTTTCTCGGTGATATTGTAAAAAATAATGATATGGAAAGATACATTCCCCCAAAGAGACCTGTGCATCAACAAGATATATACCTTAAGGCAATAAAACTAGACTATGAATTTTGGGGAGTGGAGTACAAAGATCTAAAACTCCCACCCTCACCCGAATACAAATCACCGACCGTGGAAAAGGAGCCATTTATACCTTATGCTGACCACATCCAGGTTACAATGACTATCTTGAAGTCAGGAAAAGTCAAGATTAAGACAAATCCTTGTATGTACGACATGCATGAAAAATACTGGAAAAATGGTGATCATCCACCACAAAAAACAATGATAAAAAACCTAAAATCACTCGGGTTTTCCGAGAGGTTTATTAAAAAGGTTGAAAACAGCTATAAAAAGATACCTGCTAAAACAGCTGCATTTGAAAAGTGTATTGACAGTGTTTTCAACAAACCATCGATTCCCAAAATAAAAAGGAAAAAGGCCGAACCAAAACCTGTACCTGAAGATCAACCTCAACCTGAAGTTGAAGATACTCTGAATGATGAGAATGATGAGGAAGATACCATTCAGGGTGAAGATTACACGATGGATGTGGAAGTTGATCCAGATGACGAAGACGAAGCTGCCAATGAAGAAGAGTTTGTTGATAATGATTAATCTAACACCTAGAGTTTGTAATGAATGTTTCTTTTCTCTTGACCACTTTCTTCATAAAGTATATTTAAATGACTATACTTTCTGTGGAAATAATTTAAGACATCCTTAAAATCTCTGAAGATTTTCTACTTAAGTCGCACCATGACATTCAACATGTAACGAAAAGCATGTACATCGATGAATATATTTTTTCTGTCACTGATACCGTGTGAGATTGCTCACATGTCATGTGACCAACACGTCATTAAAATTCAATTGGAAATATGTCAGATGCTCTATATGGCATGGCATTTTGCTAACCAAGGAGAATATGTTGCTGAGCATGCACCATTCACAAAAAACGGAAAAAATCGCGGCTACCGACCTGCCCACCCTAAGCATCCTATGACGATGTGGGTAGGCTCTACCCTTGAAAATTATCTATACGCGTGTCGTATTGGTATTGCACTTACTGAAGAATATACAAAACGATATGGAAAAATTCACGTATGTGCTGAACATTTGAAGTGGTTGTACACAAATCACCCACCGACTTTTACACAAAGAAAGAGTGATACAGCGTATTACTCCGAAGAAGGAATACCCGAGTGTATGCCCGAAGAATACAAAACAAAAAGTATCGTTCAAGCTTACCAGATGTATTACATGATGGATAAAATGGGGTTTGCTAGATATAAATAGATTGCCACGTGTGCAGAAAAAGTAATTTAAAACAATCGTCTGTATATTATACAATATGTTCAGCATTGGAAAAAGTATCGCTCCAGGTTTTACCGCCCCAACAGTCAAAGTTCGTACCGAAGAACGAAAGGTTGAATATAGCCCAAGAACATATAGCCAATTTATCAAAGGGCTCCGAAAGAATGAATTTCCTTCCGTGACTGTACGTCCGAATAAACACATTGCTATTTTCCAAAAAAAGAATGGTGATTACGGAGATGTACAAATTCCAGATAATGAACAGTTATGGCAAACACTTATTGAAAGTGATGCTGATGTCGTAGTCGATTCTTCACAACCTGTTTCCTTAATTGAAAATATAGTTATATTTTTCTTTATTGCGTATGTGTTTACTCTTGCTCGTGCTATGTTTGGATCTACGGGTGAAGGTGGTATGGGTATGTCTAACCCGTTTATCAAATCTGTGGAATTTAACATGGAACAGGAGGTTGATACTCTATTTACCGACGTGGAAGGTATTGACTCCGCTAAAGATGAGCTTCAGGAAATTGTTGATTTCCTTAAGAAGCCTCAACGGTATTATGAGAGTGGTGCTAAAATTCCAAGGGGTGCACTTCTAGCCGGAGAACCCGGTACAGGTAAGACTCTTCTTGCTCGTGCAATTGCGGGTGAATCAAGTGTTCCTTTTATTCAATGCTCTGCAGCCAACTTTATAGAAATGTTTGTTGGTGTGGGTGCAAAGCGTGTACGTGAACTTTTCAAGCAAGCACGAGATAATCAACCATGTATTGTATTTATTGATGAGATTGATGCAGTTGGAAAGCAGCGTAGTGGAGGAGGTATGCCGGGAAATGATGAACGTGACCAAACTATTAACCAGCTCCTAACCGAAATGGATGGTTTCGACAACGAGACTGGTATAGTTGTCATCGCCGCAACAAACCGTGTTGACATTCTCGATGATGCTCTTCTCCGACCCGGGCGATTTGATCGTAAGATTCAGGTTTCTCTACCGAGTGTGAATGGAAGGAAAAAGATTCTCGGTGTTCATGCTCGAGACAAGAAATTTGCCAGTGATGTAAAGCTTGAGGATATAGCTAAACAGACGACGGGGTTTTCGGGTGCAGATCTGGCAAACCTATTGAATGAGTGTGCTATCCGTGCAGTGAAGGATGGTGACGGGACTATTACAAAGGATATCACAGAGAATGTATTTCAACGTATTGTAGTTGGTGCAAAGGGTGATGTTAAATATTCTATGCGTAAGAAGGAACTTGTAGCTTATCACGAAGCTGGTCACGCTATCATGGGAGTTCTTGTCCCTGAGTATGACATTGTTCGCAAAGTATCCATCATGCCACGCGGAGCTGCTGGGGGTGTGACCTTTTTCCAACCCTCCGAAGAGAATGCAGATTCGCCATTCTATACGAAGGAATATATGATTTCTCAAATCATGGTGGCTCTAGGTGGACGTGCAGCTGAGTCTCTAATTTATGGTTCTGACAGGGTTACTACAGGTGCTTCCTCAGATTATGCTATGGTATATCAAATTGCTCGTGAAATGGTTACGACGTATGGGTTTGGTAAAAACAATTTTGATTACAATAATATGTCACAACGGGCTGCAGCTGATGTAGATCTGGAAATTGATGAGATTGTGACATCGTGTTACAAGAACACTATCACCACGCTTCGCGAAAATATGAAACAACTCGAAGATCTTAAGGTTAAACTCATCAACGAGGAGATCGTTGATGGGGAATGGGTATATGATCTATTTGGTAAAGATATGTGTAGCGATTTTGACTGCAAACTCAGTTTCGATTAAGAGTTTTTGCTGGACGTACGCCTGGGAGAGGTACGTGTGTTATTTAGGTTAACAACCCGGTTGGAAGGAGGTACGGGAGTATTTGCCGTAGCCGCGGGGGAAGCGTAGAGCATATTGAAAATTTTTACAACTACACTCTTAGTCATGGGAATACCCTTAGACATCATACCAGTCACCATCTTGACGGCACCAGATATGACCGCCACGGAGGTCATGGGACCCGCCATGATGGCGATCATAGTCATAACAAAAGCGTAGGGACCGAGGAACTTGGCTGTGTTTTTCATGCTACCGGTCATGATACGAGTGGTCGCACCCACATTCTCAGCACCCTTGGCAACAGTTTCAGTTCCAGCGGCCATAGTCCTCTTCACATCGGTGGAAGTTTTGGAGATGACGTTAAGGGCATTCTCACTCACACCTGTGACCGACGCAACAGTCTTTACGGGGAGGTTCATGACTTGGCGAAACGCATTAGAAGCGGCCGCTTTGGACGCGATGTTCTTGGCATTCTTATTAACGAGGCGGGCACGGTTGAGTTCTTTAAGGGTCAAGGTGTTCGACTTGCTGTTAATTTCGAATGCGAGTTCGCGGAGGTTGGTGAGAGCCGCCTTTTGTTGAAGATTCATCTTCATATTATCAAGAGCGAACCTCTGATCGATAGCCCTCACATTACGGTTGTATTTCATACGTTGCTGTTTAATACCTAGGGCGAGGGTGGGTGCATTCATCGCGAGAAGGGTGGAGGTGATAACGGCGACGAAGATGCTCAACTTCTTACCAGTGAGACCAGTTTTCTTTCCGGACCGGCGAATAGACGACTGAGCGTTATTTGATAGGTTATTTCTTCGGTTCATAGGACTTACCGAACCGACAGACTCTGCGGACATTTATAATACCCTGACAAAAAAATTAGACCACCCTAGAAAACAGGTAATTACGACACGTGTACTTATCGTATGAACCCATCTTTCTATTTTTAAAAATCATTTTTCCCTCCATTTCCAAGGTGACGAGTACATTTTTACTTGGAAGTAGATACACACAGTGATCGATATATTCATCAGTCATGGGTCCCAGTAATATTTCTTGAATTTCTTGATTCTCTTGATTCTCAAATTGACCCTCGATACCAGCACCACTCGGTAACAGTATTTTACACGTCGACATGAAGCATTTACAGCTTGGAATCTTCTTAATCGTGAATTTCACGTGATAGTCTGTTTTATTGACTAACACTATGTTGCGTTTGAGACCACACAATTTATGAATCCAACGACCCGGTAAATACGTGGGACGTCTTTTTCGTTCATTCATAGACTTGGTTTCTAATGCCATACTTCTATCCAGTAGATGCACAGGTAGAGGAGGGAGCTCGGGCTTTGGGGGAAGTTTAGGCTCTGGCTCTGGCTCTGGCTTGGAAAACATATCAAGTACGAACCCAGTCATTTAAAGTAATATCATAAAAAAATGTCGGGTCATAATAGATATGAGTTCTCGTCCCCGGAGAGAAACGAGACCTATAAGGACTTTCGCTAATAATCAGGCTAGAAATGTAGCGGCAGCTTCGGCTAAAGCTGCGGCTAAAGCTGCGGCTAAAGCTGCGACCAGACCTAACACTGCGAGACCCAAGACTGTGAGACCTAACACTGCGAGACCTAATAATGGATCTTTACCAAGAGGTAAAGACAAATTAATACCACGGTTGAAACTATTGATTAGTCAGGTAACGAATGATAAAGATTTACAGAATTTTTTGATTTCTATGTACGATGAGACTGCTAATGATAAATATACTGTAGAGCTATTTGGTGGAAAAACTGAAGAGGAAGCCAAACAGAAAATAGGTGTACATGTAGATCTATTTTCCAAAGAGCTATACAGAGGTTCTACACCACAGATGTCATTTAATATTAAAGGTGATGACATGATTAACCTCGCCTATTTAATGTACCTGGATATGATACATGATACAACTATACCAAAACCAACACCTGATGGAAAGAAAGGTATGTCGTTTGAAACATTTTGTGGAGAAACGATAACTGTATCCGTAAAAGTACCTGCACCCACTAACAGTAACAAGAAAAAAACTAAAATGGTAAAGAAAAACCAAAAATCACCAGTTTATTTACTATTTGGTAAAGGAATCAAAGCTAAGGAGACAAAGTTTATAAAGACTATAAATGCTTTTATAGTTAACGAAAAAGGTACAGCTGAAATAGCTGTTAAAAATAATTTACCTTCTATTTATCCCAGTATTTTACAGAAGGAAGTAACTATTCGTAAGGATCAAGTTACCCCAACTATTCTAACTCCGGGTCATAATATGTTCTTGAGTATTGATCAAGAAGATGAGAAAGCTACCGTAACTCTTGATATACAAGAAACCAAGTATAAAGTGGAGGGAGGTGGCACGGCTAAGATCATGTATCCTCTCGTATCCGTGGCAAATCTGATGGACCCCGGTAAAAATATGCTCATTGAGAGTGCTAAGGAGGATAGTAAATATTTCATGCTTGGTTTAAATAACAGAGATATTCGTTCTAGATTGACATGGAATTACAAAGAACCAGAATTCACTATAAATCACGATAATGGTAGTACAACTATTGGAGCTTATTACACTGATGCAGCACGGGTAACTAATAAGAATAGAAAAACAAAACGTGGTTACGCATACATAATCAAAAATAAAAACGGTAAATATGGTTTTTCATCTAATGTATCAAAAGCTAAAGCGAAAGATGGATCTACTGGTGATAAGGTAGCTAAGTTTTTGGGTGATTTTTTACAGGCTTTGACGGTGGTTTCTTACGTCAAGAATAACAAAAACCCCAAGTATCACTACTGTTTGGCAACTGGTGACGCTATGCTCGCGAACAACTTTATATTTTTGTGTTCTAGAAGTGGTGTATCACCCAATCTCTGGATGGCCACATCTACCCAACAGGTATCAAAAGTGTATGGTAAAATGATTGATAATATCCGAACTGTCCAACCTGCACCAACTCAGGTTAGAAATGCACCTAATGTTTCAAATGGGAATCAAGTGGTTTCGTCTGGCATGTCGGTGCGTACAGAGGGTAGTGGTGAATCTAGTGGAAATAGGCGAAACAAAAATGGAACCAGATCAGTTGCGGGAACGTTTGGTCGCCGCGGTGGAACCCCAATACAAATCACAAACAGCAATAACAATATGAATAACAATAACAGAAGAACGCGAACCCCAAATAGTAAAGCTAACAACACTCAGAGTGTTGCAGGATCTATTCAGGGAAGTGTCTCTATAAACAACAATAAGAATAACGTGAACCAAAACCCTAACAAAAAAGCTAATAAAAATGCTCGAAACGCTAACAATAACGTTAACGCAAAACTTGCAGCTATGCTTATGACGCAAACTACATCTCGAAAACCCAACAATGCTTCAAAATCTAACAAGAACCTGGCTCAAGCACTTGCTAATTCTAAGAGGCTTACTAATAAATGGCAATCACTGAAGAAAAATGTGATAGCTAGGAGAAACAAGATTCGAAATAATTTCAGGGTCGTCGTTAGTGCAGCTGTAAAACAGAACAAAAACAAGAAGGAAGTGGAAAAGAAAGCAAGAGAAAACGCTGAAAATGAATTGTCTAGATTACGGGTAGCGTTAGAAGAAGCTCAAAAGAAAGCTGAAAATGCCCAAAAGAAAGCTGAAAATGCCCAAAAGGAAGTTGAGAATCAACGCCGGAAAAACATAAAGCGTAAACGTGTGGATACTCTACTTAATATTAACAACTCTCGTAAAACCCGCTCCCGTTTTTAATTAGACTTAAAGTTAATACCCCTATCGTAGATATAATGACCACCCTTTGTACACCCTTTCGTATCTACAATACATCTAGCGATCAGCCTAAGAAGAACAGAAAGGCGAAGCTTCAAGCGGCTGTTACTCGTGTCAACAAAGATAAGCACTGGCGTCAACATTCCCGGGAGCCTGTGGAAATGCGAACTCATAACTTTGCGATGACTCCTCAAACTACTGATACCGAGTGTGTGAAGCAATTACGTGAACAAGTTCAACTTTATCGGACAGCGACTATGAAGATGAAGACGCTTGCATTGTGGAATTTGAGGTCCACCAGGTCTGCACTGAAGGATGTTCAGGAAATGATTGATGTGATCGAGGATCTATACGGAGAAACTGCATTTGAAAAAAATGATGAATATCAACAGCCTAAGTGAAGAGTCGTAGTGTAAATATACGATGAACCCACCAAAGGAAACTTTTAAGAACATTGCATCAATTCTCAGTCTCGTTTGGAGTGTTGGTAAATTACAAGATTGGCTAAAACAATGACTTCTCCACAAATAATATCAAGAACTGCGTCTCGTTTAAATGTTATGAGGCGTCATATCCAAACAATGGCCCTCAGTGAGAATATATTGTTCCCCACGGCTAAAGTGTGTCTAGATGTACATGAAACATTGGTTTCAGGTTACACAATTCAAATGGATGTCAGACACGATGAGAAAGTTATCGATTTTGTCACCGAGGCTATGTGTCCCAGTGAGAAAAGAAATGTGTATCTCCACCAAAAGAGGATGATGCGTGAGTTGTACCCGGAATACCTCATTACCGAAAGGCATAATTAAAAAAGGAAGAAAAGAAAGCTTAAGTGAATAGATATATTTTAATAAGATAGAAAATATGATCGCTGCAAAACCCCTACTCACACCCACCGTGTCTCGCATACCTTTCAGATACAAGAGACGAAAGATTTCTCGTGTATGTAAGAGTTATTATACTATCGACGATCAAAATACACGATTGTTAAAGGAGGGTCACCCGAACGACCTATTTCACATCATAACTTTTCATCAACCCGATGAAGAAGAAGGTATTTACGCTATCCGAAAATTGGACAGTGAGGGTTTACCTGAAAATTGTATCGTGGCGTGGAGAAACTTTGATGATGCGTTTAGATACAAAATACTTCTCGATGCTGAGATGAATCGTTCTTCCTATATTCAGTTTGCTTCGCACTTTGAACTCAACTTTGCATGTGAACATGGTGACTATACATGCCGTATCGTAGATGACGGAGTTCTCGTGACACCACCCACGGAGACTATTAAAACGACCGATTGGGAGCGTCGTAACGCTTTACTTAATGGTAGATGGTCTGTGAGAGAGAAGGATGACACTCCACCTGAGTGGCCTTAGAAGAATATGTTATTATAAATATATGAGTGTGTATAAGAATAGGATGATTAGATTTATGTATAAAGATATATATTTACCTATACATTGTTATGCATCTAAAAATCAATTTTATTCATTAGTCGGTGAATGTGTATGTATGACAAAGTGTAAGTTTATGAGTGAATCACAACGGAATCAAGACTATCGTGGCTCTGTATCGGAGAAAGACCCTCAATAATTACATTGTTTTGAACGCATTGATGATCATGAAGGTCTGCTACACTATTAAAAGAAATCCAACACTTATTACACCGAACTGTACCGTATCCGTGTAATAACTTTCTATTTAATTCGTTAGTTTCGTGGCTTGTCATATGTTCTATGAGATCATCTAAACGTATAAAATTACTACCACATATGTCACATGAGCAAGTAAAAAATTGTCGAAAATTTCTACGTGGTTGTTGTTTCTTTCGAAACCATTCTACGATTTCTGGTAGACACATTATGTTATAATCATATAATTTTTATAGCCTAAGTCGACGTGTATAAAGAAATGGTAACATTGTCAACTATGGCTTGTATGCAGTACATCGCATTCGACTTCGAGACTTCTGGTCTTCCCGAGGGTCGACGTAATAGCGTTATAACACGTGACAACCTGAAAAACTTTGATACATGTCGTGCAGTTAGTTTGTCTGCTGCTCGATTTTCGCAGCGTGGACGTATTATCGATACTTTCGACGCTATCGTTCTTCCGACTAATTTCACAATCAGTCAAGATTCGATTGATATTCATGGCATTACCCAAGAGAAGGCTTTGAAAGAAGGCAGACCATTTACTGAAGTCTTTACTGATTTCATCAAGTTTATTGGCCCCCGAACCAAAACTATGATTGCTCACAATGCTGCTTTTGATACAAGTGTTCTTCGTTCAGAGATACTTCGTCATGATCTGAACATGGATTTGATTGATGATTTTACTTTTCGATGCACTCTTCAATTGTACAAGGAACGTTTCCTAAAGCCTATTCGTTTGGGTGTTCTTTACAAGGAGATCTTTGGTGTTGATTTTGAAAACGCTCACAATTCTCTGGCTGACTGTATTGCATGTGGGCGAGTGTACCCTTTTGTGATTGGTAACACCAAAACCTTCAAGCCTCTTGGTATTCCACGAGTTGTTATTGGTGCTTCGAATGTTTCTACAGCCATTGGTATTGGATTCAAGCGTCCAGCTGAATACCTTTCTGATCTATGGAAAAAGTACAGTCCAGAGACATTTGAAAGTCAGACAAAGGAGGAGAAGGCTTTAGAGATTTTGGCAACCAACGATACATCTCGTAAGATTCTCGAGGATGCGATATCCTTCAAGTCTGAAAGGAGTGATGATGTGAATCAAAAGATTCGGTCTATTTTCCATCAGATTGAGAAATCTGGGATAGCTTCCACTGACATGGCTGCGGCCAAGGACTACCTCAGTAAGACTCTTTCTACCAATCACGGTACCAAAAATGAACACAAGACGGCAAACTCTGACCGGGGTAGATTGATTGAGGATGACACGTATTACTCTCTTGACATTTGTGAGATTGAGGGTACACTTTACCAGATTGTTGGGCGGGTTGATAGAATTCAAATGAATGAGGATGGATCGAGGACCCTTGTTGAAATCAAAAATAGGACAAAGGATCTATTCAAGCGTGTCAGGAATTACGAAGAAATTCAGTGTCAGACGTATTTACAGATGATGGATGATATTGAATTCTGTCGATTGATTGAACAATACAACGAAGACACGATGAGCTATATGATTCAGAGGGACGACGAAAAGTGGAAGAACGACATCTTCCCCAAACTGGTAAATTTTTGTGAAGTTTTCCATGATATGTTGAGCAAATAGAAAATCTAACTTGTAATTAAGATGTCTAACCGAAGAAATAATGCTTCTTCTATGAACATTAATCAGGGTAACACAAATAGACTGATACCCGCAAATTACATGAATATCAACACACCCCCATCTGCTATTTTGAAAAAACGTAAAAGAAATACTCGTAATAACGCTGGTAGAACACCAAAACGTATAGATATGTCTATGATCGCGGAGGTAGGTAAAGTTTCAAATGATAAAATTAATATTCGATTACCTAGACGTATTGTAAAAGAGCTGAAAGCATTGAATGACAAGTCGTCTAGGGATAGGTGGGAGTATGGTGGTAAAATCGAATTTAGACCCAACTCAAACAGGACAATGGTTAAGTTCAATAATCCCAATAGACTTACTTCACAGTTGAGGGCCGAAATTAGCACTGATACGTTTCAGATGATGCAGAATTCTTATATTTCTTATCACACTCATCCAACTGCTTATACTCCCAATAATCTTAAAAATAACAACCGCATGAATCTAAATAATTCAAACGGTATTCGTAAATTATTAGTCACTCTCCCAAGTGGTGCTGATATGTCAGCGTATATTGGTACTTATCCAAATATGCAGGCTAATATTATTTCAGATGAACATGGTTATTATGTTATAGACTTAATTGAGACAGCTAATAGAGAGAGACCATCAGCAGATGCAGTCAATAGAACGATGTCATGGTTTCGTGATCAGGATTATCTTAGATCTAGATTCAAATCTATTGGTGGTTACGAATATTTTGAAACCACGCTTACTGAATGGAAAAATATGATTGTTCGTGAAATGAATCCATTTATGATCAGGGTCTATGGCATATCGATTAAGTATTATGGATACAATGACGAACCAGCCGTGATCACATTGGCTCGTACATGAAATAAATTTGTGTTATCATAGTAAGAATGCCAGCCGGTGAAAATGCGGCGACTATTACAGTCCTTATTACTATCATATTTAGTACGGTAGTTTTGGGATGGGCTTTATTTTATAAGTGTACCGATTCGACATTCAAGACGGACGATTTGGCTGTCGAAAAATGCTTTTCTTTCATAGCCGTTCCCAAAAAAGAAGAGCCCACTACGGTAGTAAAATCCAATGAACCAGTTGCATTCTTTTCGGATTCAAGTAGTAAAAATCCCGTGTTAGAAAAATCTGAAACAGATGGAGATGACGACTTGGATATAAATATGTTAAAACACATATCTAAATTTAAGGAAATGGGTACGAAACTAACCTCAGATATATATTCAGATATTCGTGCAACTGATTTATACGATTGTGCAAAAATATGTGCGGACAATGAAGTTAAAATAGATGAAGATGACGTATCAGAAGATCAATGTGGTGGGTTTACTTCTGCATACAAAGACGCGACACCGGATGATGGACGTGTTATGTGTCGTTTATATAAAAAACCTGTATACGATAGCGAAGTACAAAGTTATACAACAGTTTCTTTCAAGAAAAAATAGCCTAAGTCAGAGCTTTACTCTAAATAGTTAAACGACGATAATGGAAACTATTATTAATGAAATCGAAACTCTTATTGATATTGTCAGGGGTTTACATCCGACAAAAGTTATAGAGGAACCAAAGAAACGTATAAAACGCGTCAAAGAAGTAAAGCGTATACCCATTCACAATCATTCGATCGACGAAATGTTTCACCAGGATTGTGAATTGTGTAGAACTCACGGGAATGTTTTCAGTACCGACTTACCCTACATATGTTTTGAGATAGCGTGAAAATAAAATGTATATTAAAAACAAGAATGGCACGGGGAGCTATAGTTTTAATACTATTTGCTTTTTGTGTGTGTCTATCATGCCTATCATCTAGTGCAGTTGGTAGTGGTGTATTTTATGCATGCAGTGATGGTACTATGACACCAGGGGAATTCGACTTTAAAAAGTGTTTCAATTTTGATCTAAATGATATTTTATCAGGGACGGGGGCGGTTACTGGACTAGATACTGGTGTTGACGAAGATGAAGATGAAGATACTTCGAAAACACAAGGAACGGGGGCAACTGATCTATTGGTACCCAAGGGGGCAGAAGAAGACGCTGACGCTGAATTTTTAGATTTCTTTGATAAGGCTGACACAGAAAATTTAAGTGGAAAAGGTGTAATGGTTTCGGGTTCTAAAACTCAAGCAGAGTGTGCCAAAATTTGTTATAATGAGGAAGTTGAAATGACATCCGCAGATGACACATGTAACGGTTTTGTTTCCGATGGATTTTCGAGGTGTATTTTATTTCCTTCAAACAGTCGAGTAACAGGCAGTGAGTTATCGGGGAAACGTAAATCGTATATCCTCAAAGAGGGAAGAGATGGTAATAAGATTATCGTATATAATGCACAAAAATTTGCTTCCGCTGAATTTTTCAATGGTCGTCCAGGGACTGTGGGTTTTCCGGTAAGTAAAGCTAAGAAACGTTTCCATGATTGCAGTAATAATAATATTAATGGTATGTTATCTGGATTTAGATTGGACAATTTAGGACAACCAACAGCCGCAAATGTCACAAAGTATAAATATCGTTATAATTGTTTAATGAATCCAAATATAACCAGAGGGAGTAGAAGGTCGTCTAGTTGGGTAGGTGCATGGGATACTTCTACATGTGGTGGTGACAGTAAAAGTTGGTCAGGGGGTAAGTCGACAAGAGCGGCTAACTGGAGATTTTTGGGACAACTTCCTATGGATTGTGGAGATAAATTCATTAGTAAATGGTACATGGAAACTAACGGAACCGATCAGGAGTCGGGAAAAGATCTAGGTAATTATGATATGAAAGTGAATTATACATGCACCAATGAGGAAACATCTGACTCTTCATTATGTGTAGACAAATCAACAGTTGACGTTGGTGGTGAAAGGTGTACTATATCTGAATTTCAAAAACAGAGGGTACAATGTCCCACAGGTATGGCAATTACAAATCTTGAAATGGGAAATGGTAGTACAAAATACAGATGCTGTCCAAGGCCTAATTTCAGCAAAGACGGAACTGTAATTGACCAAGGTTCATCAGGTGGTTTGTAACTTGAATTAATAAGTGGAATTGCACCACCATTCATTTATACCTAAATACTCCAGTACTAGATGTATCAGGACACCGCATATAAACAGGGCAATTACAGGATTTTTAATAAAAATAGAAAGACCATAAAAACACACTAGGTTCATGATACCAATCACGATGGCTTCAAACATCACAGTTTGCAGAGATCGCATATTTGTAATAACAGAATAAAATATCTGAGAATATTAATAATGAATGGTGTCGTTATAGCACTGGTCCTACTTATATTTTTATTAGTAATAGGTGCCGTAATATACTTCTCTACACAGGAGGAGGAGGAGGAAAAGGATATAGATGATGAGTACATCCCTGTTGAGGTAATCACAGAGACTCCCGTCGTTGATGATTCTGAGGTTGATACTTTTGACATCGTAAACGGTTGGTTATATGATACAACGTATTCTAAGATGATTGGGATCGGAGAAGACGATAAACTTAAAATTTCGGCGTATAATTCTGATAATCCCAACCAACGTTCTAAGTGGACATTTGAACCTACTGGGACTAGTTTTTACATCCTCGATCAGACAGGTAAAGCTTTGAAGATTACTGGTTCCGATATTCAACTCGGTAACAAATCTGGGTCTGCTAAGATTAAGATGGTACCACATGAGGATGGTTACAAATTATCCAGTAACTCTGGCAGGAATTGGGTATTAATTGAAGGATCCGCGATTAAGTCAACAAAGGAACAAAGCAAGGCTTCTACTTTTTTAATTGACCCCAGTCAATATTACATTAAGTCGTTTGAAACTGATAAATTCAAGAGTAATAAATATAATAAAGATACAGATGAGGGTAAGAAAGATCTGATTGAGTCTTTAACAAATTTTGATGTTAAATGTGATACAGGTGTTCTTTCTGGTTTTGGTTTAGTAAAGGATGGGTCCAAGTATAAATATAATTATGGTTGTGTTGAAGGTGATGCTACCGCTGGTGATCTTAATGAAACTACACTTTTAGATACAAGTGAATTAACAAATATTTCGAATTTTCATGGTGCGGAAGCTGGAAAAGAGTCTACGGCTGCGGGTTTCATAGTTAATTGTGATCGTGATGGATCCGGTGGGGGGGCTTTAGCACGATTTAAATTGTTGCAAGGAGATGGTAATAAAGCTGGTTATGAATATACTTGTCGTGATGTATCTACCACCGGAGACGATATAGTGACGCTAAGCAATAAGGTCGATAATAATCATACTTATAGCGAGAACGCAGAATCTGTTGAGCCTGTTGTAAACATGGGTTCTCTTAATTGTAACCAGGGAGAGGTTCTTACGGGTTTTAAATATATACACGACTCGGAGAATAAAGTTGGACTATCTGGAATTTGTAAAAAACTGGCAGCCTAAGTCGGGATGAATTACTGTTTTGAATAATTGAAAATGTCTCCAGAAGAAATTGAAAAAGTTACTACACTTGTTCAAGTGTTGCGTGATGAGGTCGCACAGTTGAAGAAGTTTTTGAATCCTATTGATCATTGTGAAGGGGTGACGACAAAGGGGGTACCCTGTCGTAACAGATGTGTTACAGGCACTAAGTTTTGCAGGAAACACACAGTTGTTTTAAAGAAATCGGTTCCAGCCCCAGACCAAGCATTTGAAAACGATAAAATAGAGGACGAGTTTGAAAAGAAACTCGCAACTATGAAACAATCTAATTTTGATTGGGCCAATAGTGATATAGACGACTGTTTACCAGAACTCGGTAAAGAATTTGTTAACTAAATATAAGATGGCAGAGTTGTTAATTCTGTTTTTGGTACTTATATGTATCCTATTGATTGTAACGGGTATTACATATAAATGTACAGATGGTACCACAAATACAGAAGATTTTTCTTTTGATAAATGTTTTAAATTTGGTGAAAACAAAACACCTGAGGATGATAAATCCCAGGATGAAAAACTAACTGCAACAAAAAGTCCTTTATTATCTGATGGTAACAATTCAATGGGAAGTTTATTTGGGTCCAAATTGGTATCTAACGACGACGATGAAGTAGATTATTCGTCTTATGTAGATTACTATACCCGTGATAAAAGGCCCGTGTACGACCGTTCGACACAGCCTACGTTATATAACCCGTATGACGACCCCTCCATCGATGCTGCCGAAAAAAATCGTAAAACCGTCATCGACTCTTTAGATATAAATGTATATCATGGTATAGGTGAATGTGCAAAATTATGTTATGAAGGAGATTATGAATTAGGTGAAGATGAAGAAGGGGACGAAGAAAAAGATTTAGAAAATAGTTGTAACGCATTTAAAATGAAAAATGATAAAACATGCACACTGTATTGGAGTGTAAGTGATGATCCTGGTAAACCAGATGAAACGGAATATGTTTATAGGTTAAAAAAACCCAAATCCCCCGACAGTCACCAAACGATGCTAGAAGATAGTAAAAAAAATGGCGAATACGCGGTTTTTTTTGATGAAGTCGATTATCATCAAAGCATCATCCCGGGGCCGTCGATCATCGGATATGATCCGAACACCAAAAACGAACATCAATATACATATACACTTGGGCGGCACAAATTCCCGATGACCCGACAGGCCGGTTCGGCTATAGTACCAGAAGACTTTTGTGGAAGAGGTTGGTCAGGAAGGAACTGGGATGGTAATGAAGTGGACCTTGGTATGTTTAATCGTAATTTGAAGAAGGATGGGAATAATATATTTATACAGTCATTTGAATTAGGTACACCAGGCGACGATGGAGATTGCGACTACCCGGACGCCGACGACAAAACCGCCGTCGGCTATGGGGTTCAAAGTGGTTCAGGAGAAGAATCATGTAAATATATAGAACCCAACAACGCTGGTAGTTACGAGGATCCGTCTGGTCGAGACGGCGAATGTACAGTGAGCCATCTTACTCCTGAATGTACACGTCGGAGTAGTTTAAACTGTATGGTCGATGAGGGAGAAGACTGTTGTGAATGGAAATGATTTTAGAGGTGAGATTTTCTAAATATTTATAGAGTTGCTAATAGTTGTATGGTTAGATAGTGGTGATAAAGGGTAAATGACTGACTGAAGAAGAGTATGGGGAAAAATTTTGTGAGATGCATGGAGATGTATGGAGTGGAGGTGAAAGATGAGGT